TTAGCGATGAACATTGACAAGATAACCGAGGCGATTTCACAGCTTCCCATAAACGAACAAGAAGCGTTTATGACGGACTTGGCCGAGTACCAGGCCAGTTTGAAGCGCGAGAAGGCTCAGGTGGACTTTATGAAGTTTGCTCACGCTATGTGGCCGGGCTTTGTAGACGGGCGCCACCATAAGGTTATGGCTAAGAAGTTCGAAGAGATTGCTTCTGGCAAGATCAAGCGCCTGATCATCAATATGCCGCCTCGGCATACGAAGTCTGAGTTTGCGTCGTTTTTGTTTCCAAGCTGGTTCTTGGGGAAGTTCCCACATAAGAAGGTAATCCAGGCCTCAAATACGTCGGAGCTGGCGGTGGGTTTTGGCCGGAAAACCCGAAACCTGATTGATGGGCCGTTGTATGGGAAGGTCTTCCCAAACGTATCACTGAGACACGACTCTACGGCTGCCGGCCGGTGGTCCACAAATAAAGACGGCGAGTATTTTGCAATTGGTGTGGACGGAACAGTAACTGGTAAGGGTGGTGACTTGATCATCATCGATGACCCGCACTCAGAACAAGAGGCAAAATTAGCCGAAAGTGATCCCAGTGTGTTTGATCGGACGTATGAATGGTTTACTTCCGGTCCTCGACAGCGTCTACAGCCTGGTGGGGCTATAGTTATAGTGATGACGCGCTGGGCAAAGCGGGATTTGACGGGTCAGGTGCTAAAGGCAGCAGCCCAAAGGGGCGGGGATGAGTGGGAAGTCATTGAATTTCCTGCTATTTTGCCTTCTGGAAAGCCGGTTTGGCCTGAGTTTTGGTCACTTGAAGAGCTTGAAGCGCTAAAAGAGGAGCTGCCAAACAGTAAATGGCAAGCTCAGTACCAGCAAAACCCGACTTCTGAGTCCTCAGCGATTGTGAAAAGGGAGTGGTGGAGGATTTGGGAGGGTGCTTCAGCCCCGGTTTGTGAGTTCATTTTGCAGGCTTGGGATACGGCGTTTGAAAAAAATAACAGGGCGGACTATTCGGCCGGCACAACTTGGGGTGTGTTCTACCACCCAGACGACAAAGGTCGGGATCAGGCCAATATCATCTTGTTGAATGCAGTTCGGGATCGGGTTGAGTTCCCAGATCTCAAAAGAATGGTCAAAGCAGAGCATGATGAATGGCAGCCGGACTCCGTCATCATTGAAAAGAAAGCTTCAGGGGCGCCGTTGATCTATGAGATGAGAGCAGCGGGGATTATGGTGCAAGACTTTACGCCCACAAAGGGTAACGACAAGATCACCAGACTAAATGCCGTGTCAGATTTGTTCGCTTCGGGTAGAGTCTGGGCGCCAAACATGAGCTGGGCAGAAGAAGTGATTGATGAAGTCGCCTCTTTTCCAGCTGGAGATCACGACGACTATGTGGATACCGTATCTCTGGCGCTGATGCGATTCAGAAAAGGCGGGTTTATTCGGGTTGATATGGACGAAGAAGACCCTGTGCGAGAATTCAAATCTAGACGGCACGCCTACTACTAATGAACATCTATCAGTCCACAAAAATACCGCCCGTGGTGTGTGATTGCGCAAAGTTTGACAGCAGCAACATGACCAAGGGCAAATTGGACTCAGATCTTCATTTGAATACTGAAGACAGGAACTGCAATGTAGGGTTTGCCCCACAAGATCATTGGTTTACTGGGATCATGGCCAACTTTGGCATGCTGGCAAATTCCCAAGAAGGATGGGGCTTAGCTATTGGTGGGTATGAACCAATACAGTTGGCTTCTTATGGTGTTGGCGACCACTTTAATTGGCACATTGATACGATATTGCTTTCAGATTCACAGCTAGACCGAAAGATCACTGTAATTTGTTTGCTGAACAACCAAGAGGAATTCAAAGGCGGGGAGTTTGAGCTGCGATTCAAGTCAGAGCTTCATGCGCCCGTACTAACCAAAGGCACTTTGATTGCGTTTCCTTCATTCATATCGCACAGGGTTGCCCCAGTAATGCAAGGCATTAGGTATACAGCTACACTATGGCTTACTGGCCCAAAATTTCGATAAGGACATATCATGGCAGTCGATAAAGCACTATACCAAGCACCGCAAGGGTTGGAATCTCTGGTTGACGAGCCGGATATTGAAATTGAAATTGAAAATCCGGAGGCCGTAAAGATTGGGATTGATGGCATGGAGATTGATCTCATGCCGGCACAAGACAAAAGCGAAGACTTCAAAGCCAACTTGGCTGAAGAAATGGATGAGCGAGTGTTGGCGACCTTGGCCGCTGACCTGATTGCGGATTACGACACCGACATCAGCTCACGCAAAGACTGGCTGAACACCTATATCAAGGGTTTGAAGCTCTTGGGTCTGGACTATGAAGAACGGACTGAGCCGTGGTCAGGTGCGTGTGGTGTGTTCCATCCTATTCTGATGGAGAGCGCGGTCAAGTTCCAGTCTGAAACGATCATGGAAACTTTTCCAGCAATGGGTCCTGTCAAGACTCAGATCATTGGAAAAGAAACGCCCGAGAAAAAAGACGCTTCGGTTCGTGTTGCAGATGATATGAACTATCAACTCACCGAGGTGATGCAAGAGTACCGCCCTGAACATGAGCGTCTGTTGATCAGTCTTTGTTTGTCTGGCAACGCATTCAAGAAAATCTATTTCGACCCCAGCCTTAATCGCCAAACCGCGATGTTCATTCAGGCTGAAGATCTTATCGTCCCCTACGGCGCGGCCAATCTTGAGTCAGCAGAACGTGTGACTCATCGCATGCGCAAAACCAAAAACGAAGTTAGAAAACTTCAAGTAGCAGGGTTCTATCGGGACGTGGATCTGGGCGATCCTGTCAGAACGATGGATGAAGTTCAGCAGCAAAAAGACAAAGAGACTGGACTGTCCGCCACGATGGACGACCGGTTCCAGCTGCTTGAGATGCACATCGATCTTGATCTTGAGGGATATGAAGATAAAGACGATGACGGCAACCCAACTGGGATTGCTTTGCCCTATGTGGTGACCATTGAAAAAGGTACGCAAACGGTTCTAGCTGTGCGTCGTAACTGGTTGGAAAACGACAAACTCAAAGCCAAGCGCCAGCATTTCGTACACTATGGATACATCCCAGGCTTTGGCTTTTACTATTTTGGCTTGATCCACCTGATTGGTGGCCATGCCTACGCTGCCACCTCGTTGATGCGACAGCTGGTTGATGCCGGCACGCTGTCTAACTTGCCCGGTGGATTGAAGACTCGCGGCATGCGAATCAAAGGCGACGATACTCCCATTGGCCCGGGTGAATGGCGTGATGTAGACATCCCCTCTGGTGCGATGCGCGACAACATCTTGCCGCTGCCGTACAAAGACCCAAGCCAAGTCTTGGTTTCGCTGATGGACAAGATTGTAGAAGACGGCCGGCGCTTTGCTGCTGTTGCCGATCTGAAGATCAGTGATACCTCCGCTCAGTCTCCTGTTGGCACGACCCTCGCTGTTCTTGAGCGCATGTTGAAAGTGATGAGCGCAGTTCAGGCTCGCATTTACTACACCATGAAGCAAGAGTTCAAGCTTTTGGCGCGAATCATCCGAGACAACACGCCGGATGAGTACAGCTATCAGCCTGAAGTTGGCAGCAAGAAAGCCAAAAAGTCGGACTACGATCACACTGATGTGCTGCCAGTGTCTGATCCCAATGCCTCGACCATGAGCCAAAGGGTTGTGCAGTATCAAGCTGTTCTCCAGCTATCACAAACGGCGCCGCAGATATACGACCTACCCGTGCTGCACCGCCAGATGATTGAGACGCTTGGCGTGAAGAACGCGGCCAAGATTGTTCCCTTAAAAGAAGACATGAAGCCGGTCGATCCAGTGACCGAGAACATGAACATCATGCAAGGCAAGCCTGTCAAAGCGTTCCTGTATCAGGATCACGAAGCGCACTTGGCTGTTCATATGGCTGCGATGAAAGATCCTAAGCTGGCAGCTGTGATGGGCCAAAACCCGCAAGCACAATCAATCATGGCCGCAGCCCAAGCGCACGTCATGGAGCATGTGGCATTTCAGTACCGCAAAGAAATTGAGAAGATGCTTGGCGCCGCTCTGCCTCCGATGTCTACAGAAAGCGAAGATCGTACTTTGCCGCCTGAAGTTGAAGTCCAACTGTCCCAACTGGCTGCTCAGGCAGCTGCAAAACTGCTTCAGAAAGATCAAGCTGAAGCGCAAATGATGCAGGCTCAGCAACAAGCCCAAGATCCGCTCATTCAAATGCAGCAGCAAGAGCTTCAGATCAAGGCAAAAGAGGTCGAGATCAAAGAGAAAAAAATGGCTGCCGAGGCAGCTGCAAAAGCAGACGAGCTACGTTTGCGCGAGCAAGAAATCCAAGGCCGGCAGGAATTGGAAGGAACACGTCTTGGCATTGAAGTGGCAAAAGCCAAGGACGCAGCCAAGCGCGAAGACGAGCGCGAAGGGATGCGCATGGGCATAGACATTGCCAAAGCGCGTATGCAAAACAAACCTGAAAGGAAGGTGACTCAGTGAATTACGACACCGCTCTAGATTATCTCAAGACCAAACTCTTGGAAGAGCGCAAGGAAATGGAACAGTTCATCTCGCAAGGTTCGCTCAAGGACATTGCGGAGTATGCAAAATTGTGCGGGATCATTCAGGGTCTGGATCGCGCACTTGGTGTTATCTCAGACCTTGCAAACCGACTGGAGCACGAAGACGATGAGTGATATTGATGTTGATGCAACGCAACAAACCGCAGAAGAAAAGGCAAAGCAGTTACCAATACCAAAGGGATACAAGATCCTTTGTATGGTGCCTCATATTGAAGCGAAGTATGAAGGTGGTTTGATCAAGGCAGAGACGACCGTCAACCGAGAGGAATTGACCACGCAAGTGTTGTTTGTGGTTGAGCTTGGTGAGATGGCTTATAGCGACAAGGATCGGTTCCCAACCGGCCCGTGGTGCAAAAAAGGCGACTTTGTCTTGACCCGGACGTACGCCGGAACCCGCATGAGGATTCATGACCGGGAATTCCGCATCATCAATGACGACACCGTGGAAGCCGTGGTTGAAGATCCGCGCGGCCTTTCCCACGCGTAAGGAGTAACACATGGCCGAAGCCTATAAATTCCCCGATGAAATCGAGGAAAAACCGGAGGCAGCAACGCCGGAAATTGAAATTGAGCTGGTCGATGACACCCCGCCGGAAGATCGTGGCAGGGAGCCTTTGCCCAAGGAAATTGTCGAAGAACTGGAAAAAGATGATCTGGAGGAGTACTCCGACAAGGTCAAAAAGCGCCTTTCCCAGATGAAAAAAGTCTGGCATGACGAGCGCCGCGAAAAAGAAGCGGCCGCCCGTGAGCGAGAGGAGGCTTTGCGATTTGCTCAGATCAAAGAAGAGGAAAACCGGCAGTTGCGGCAACGTCTTGGCGCCGGCCAAAAGCTGGTTGTTGAGGAAAAAACCAAGTCTGCCAATATTGAGCTTGCTGCCGCCAAAGACCGCCTAAAAGAGGCGTACGAATCTGGCGACGGAGCTTTGATTGCTGACGCACAAGAAGCTTTGATGGATGCCAAGCGGGCCATTTGGGAAGTTGGCGTATCTGAAGCATCTTTACAATCTACTGAAAACGGTGTAGAACACGAAGTTGAACGGGTACAAGCACCCCGACAAGCGCCGCCAGACCCCAGAGCTGAAGCCTGGGCACGGCGAAACGATTGGTTTGGGGTGGACGAGGAAATGACAGCCCTTGCTCTTGGCCTGCATGAGAAGCTTGTCCGGTCTGGTGTTGATCCTACTAGTCAGGACTATTACCGCCGAGTAGATGAAACCATGAGGAAGCGATTCCCCGAAAAATTCGAGGAGGAGCAGACTCAACCGACGGAACCGGTTGAAAAACCGACGCCGCGCAGAGCAGCTCAAGTTGTGGCTCCAGCCACGCGAAGCACCGCGCCTACGAAAGTGCGACTAACGCAGACGCAATTGGCTCTGGCCAAAAAGATGAACATTTCACCTGAAGCGTATGCAAAAGAAGTTATGAAATTGGAGAACAACAATGGCTGAAAATCGTCTCGCTCGTGAATTGGAAAGTAGAGAAACCACACAGCGCAAACAATCATGGGCTCCGCCGAGTCTTCTACCCGATCCCGCACCATCCAAGGATTGGAAATTCAGGTGGATCCGGACAAGTATCACAGGTCAAGCCGATCATATGAACGTCTCGGCCAAGCTTCGGGAGATGTGGGTTCCTGTGAAAGCAGAAGACCACCCGGAGATGCAAATGTATAGTGACCCAACGTCGAATAGCCGCTTTCAAGGCAACATCGAAGTTGGGGGATTGTTGTTGTGCAAAGCCCCGCGCAATATGGTTGACGAACGGAATGCGTATTACGCAGCCCAGACGCAAGCACAAGCCGAGGCCGTAGACAACACATTGATGCGTCAAAGTGATGCAAGGATGCCGATCTTCAAAGAACGGAGTTCTAAAGTGTCTACTGGGCGCAAAGAAACATAACCCTTTAGGAGTTCCACATGGCATATCCGACTATCGACAAGCCTTACGGCTTTCGTCCGGTCAATTTGCTGGGCGGTCAGGTATTTGCGGGGTCAACCCGTCAGATTCCTATTGCCTCTGGCCACGCCACCAACATTTACTTTGGTGACCTCGTGGTTATGAGCGCAAACGGCTGCGTCAACAATGCGACCAGCACCACCTCGGGCAACGACTTCCTTGGCGTTTTCATGGGTTGCTCGTATATCAATACTATGGGTCAGCGTACCTACTCGCAGTACTACCCGCAGACCATCAGCCAAACGGCTGATACTGCCAATGGTACTACGGCGTATGTTTGCGACGATCCTGATGTAGTAATGCGCGTCGCCGTTGTTTCCGGCACGACCGTGATTGCACAAGCTACTCGTGCAAACTTGGTTGGTGGAAACATCGCATGGGTTGCCAATACCGGCAGCACCATCACTGGTGATTCGCAGCAAGCCGTGCTGAATTCGGCGCAAACGACTTCGACTCTTCCTATCAAGATTATCGACGTTGTGCCCGACACTGCACCGGCTGCTGGGTCGTTCGTTGAGGTTCTGGTTACTTGGAACCAAAACGTACATTTGTATCGTAGCTGGACTGGCGTATAAGGGGCTAACACATGGCTATTTCACGCGCACAACTACTGAAAGAGCTGCTCCCCGGCCTGAACGCCTTGTTCGGTCTGGAGTATGCACGTTACGGCGAAGAGCACAAGGAAATCTACGAAACCGAGACTTCCGAGCGTTCGTTTGAAGAAGAAACCAAGCTGTCCGGTTTCTCTGCTGCGCCGGTTAAGGCGGAAGGCAATGCCATTGCTTATGACAATGCGCAAGAAGCTTGGACCGCCCGTTACCAGCACGAAACCATTGCCCTTGGTTTCTCGATCACCGAAGAGGCGATTGAAGACAACCTGTATGACAGCCTGTCGGCTCGTTATACCAAGGGTCTGGCCCGTGCTATGGCTTACACCAAGCAGGTTAAAGCAGCCGCAGTGCTGAACAACGGCTTCACCTCCGGTTACACCGGTGGCGATGGTCAAGTTCTGTTCTCGACCGCTCACCCGCTGGTGTCTGGTGGCACCAACAGCAACACGCAGTCCACTATGGCTGATTTGAACGAGACTTCCCTGGAAGCCGCCGTTATTCAGATCGCCGGCTGGACTGACGAACGTGGTCTGCTGATTGCTGCCAAGCCGCGTAAGCTGATTGTTCCGCCGAACCTGATGTTCGTTGCGACCCGTCTGCTCGAAACCGAGCTGCGTGTTAGCACCAACAACAACGACATCAACGCTCTGAAGAACAACGGCTCGATCCCGGAAGGCTACAGTGTCAACCACTTCTTGACTGACACCAATGGCTACTTCCTGATGACCGACGTTCCGAATGGTCTGAAGCACTTCGTCCGCACCCCGCTGTCTAACAGCATGGACGGCGACTTTGACACCGGTAACGTCCGTTACAAGAGCCGTGAGCGTTACAGCTTCGGCTGGTCTGATCCGTTGGGCGCTTGGGGTTCACAAGGCGCGTAACACAGGCGGGGGGCCTAAAAACCCCCCGTTTTTTGTTTTTGGTGTATGCTGCAAATATCTGGGATTTTTGACCTGTATCGACTGCCCCAGCAGACTTAGTAGAGACGATACGGGGATGTGCTACTACACAAGGAATATCAAATGGCTATCTCCACATTTGACGGCCCGGTACGGTCGTTAAACGGCTTCTACACGCAAGGCAATGGCAACTTCATTACCCTTGGTGCTACCGCCACTCTTACTGTTGCGCAACACGCGGGACACATCCTGTTGGTTCCGGCAACCTGCGCGATCACGCTCCCGGCGATCAATGCTTCGGCTGATCCGACCTCGGCTGGTCCGGGTTCTGACCCCAACACCTTGAGCAACCTCGGTGTGGCGTTCACGTTCATCTTCACCGCTGCTTCGGCTGGTGCGACCGCGCAAACCATTACCTGCTCTGGTAGTGATGCGTATGTCGGCCAGATTTCCGTTGCCGGTACGACCACCGCGTCGTTCAACTCGACCGCCAGCACGATCATCACGCTGAACGCAACCACCACTGGTGGTGCTGCTGCGGGTAGCCGTCTGGTGCTGATGCCGTTCGCCACGAACAAGTGGTCCGTGCAAGGCTCGTTTGTCGGTTCGGGTTCCGTCGCCACGCCGTACAGCTGATCAATCTTCTTGGGGGGCTTCGGCCCCCTTCATTGAACCTCAAGGAGATTGACCATGCAAACAGATGTCTATTCGGGACACCTAAACAGTTCCGGATTCTTTATCAACTACCGCTCCCGCCTCAAAGGGATCATGTTCACGTCGTCCTCGACGGCTGGCACGATCAACATGTGGGATGTGACGGCTGCGCCTACGGCAGCAGCGACTGGCTATACGCAGTCTGGTAACACGGTGACGGTTGTCAGCGCCGCACACGGCTTGCAGACGGGTGATCGTATTGGTATCACGTTTGCCACCGCCACTGGTGTGTCTGCAACCAACGGCAACTACACGGTTACCGTTACCAACTCCAGCACTTTCACCATCACGGATGTCAACAGCCGGACCATTGCAAGCGCTACTGCTTGCACATTCTCCAACGCTGGCGGCCGTTGGCTGATGTCGCTGGATACGGCTGCGCTGACCACTTCTGGCGTTCCGCAGAACCAAGCCATGCTGATTCCGGGTGAGGGCTTGCTGTGCCTCAACGGTATCTACGGGCAACTTTCCAATCAAACTGGTGTGACCATTTTCTACGGGTGATTTGTGCAAAATCAAAAAGGCTTTGACCTTGCTGGCAAGAAACTGATGATCGGCCTACCGGCTTATGACCATAAGGTAGGCGTGAAAATGGCTGTGTCGCTGATGCGGCTCGGCCAACAAGTCTTGGAGCATGGCATCGAGATTCAAGTCAGCAGCATCTGCGGCTGTTCTGTTGTGTCTCGCGCCCGAAATGTAATCGCACACAATTTCCTTGAATCTGACTGTGACCACCTGCTGTTCATCGACTCGGATATGACGTTTGATCCGAAAGACGTTCTGCGTCTGATGGCTTGGAATCAGACCCGTGGCATCGTGGCCGGTGCGTACGAAGCCCGTAAAGAGGGCAAGGTCTACATCCTGTCGCTTGATGGCGGCAACGGTGTTGACGGTGCGCAGAACTCGATTGCGATGGATGGTTGGGGTTTGGTCAAAGCCTACCGTGTAGCAACTGGTTTCATGATGATCCAGCGGCAAGTGTTTGAAAAGCTTCGCGCAGCTCACCCCGAGTGGAAGCACCCGGACAACCTTGAAGACCGCATGCTGTATAGCTTCTTTGACTTCAAGGTAACGCCGACGGGTTACGTTGGTGAGGACTTCTTGTTCTGTGACCGCGCTCGTGAAGTTGGTACGGATATCTGGGTTGACCCGACGATCAAGCTGGGTCACATGGGCATCCATGAGTACCAGAGCGATTTTGGAAACGATGTGCTGTATCCGTCAATGGAGGCAGCGAAAACCATGAGCACGGCGGCGTAATGGCTAAGACTCCAGCATGGCAACGCAAAGAAGGCAAAAATCCCAATGGTGGTTTGAACGCCAAAGGGCGAGCCTCCTACAACGCGGCCAACCCTGGGAAGCCGGGTCTGAAGCGTCCGCAGCCGGAAGGCGGGGCAAGGAAGAAATCGTTCTGCGCTCGCATGACAGGTATGAAGAAGAAGCTGACTTCATCGAAGACAGCGAAAGACCCGAATAGCCGTATCAACAAGAGCCTCCGGGCTTGGAACTGCTGAGGTAATCATGGCTGATCAGTACGATGCAAAAGCCGCGCAATACCGCAAGGAATGGGCTGAGATGAATAAGACTGGCCCTGCTCCTATGCCCAAGGAAATTGCTGATAAACAGGCGGAACAGAAGCGCAAGGAAGCTGAAGACAAAGCATACGAGGCCAGCAAAAAGCCGGTCAAGTTTGCTAAAGGCGGTTCAGCTTCCGCTCGCGCAGACGGTTGCGCTCAACGTGGCAAAACGAAAGGCAGGATAATCTGATGGCTGAAAAGTGGATTCAGAAAGCGATCAAGAAGCCCGGTGCGCTGCGTTCCGCGCTGGGCGTAAAGGGTAACAAGCCGATTCCTGCCGGCAAGCTGGCCAAGGCTGCAAAGGCTCCGGGCAAAATGGGGCAACGTGCTCGTCTGGCGCAAACGCTGAAAGGCATGAAGTAATGCCCAGCAAATCTGCCAAGCAGCATCGCTTCATGGAGGCGATTGCACACAGCCCTGCATTTGCCAAGAAAGTTGGCGTTCCGCAGTCAGTTGGCAAAGAGTTTGCTGCTGCCGACAAAGGAAAAAAGTTTGCTGTTGGTGGCCCATCTCTTGCAAAGGTAGGCAAGCAAAACACTCGGCATGGAAAAATGGACATGCCATTTAGTCAACTGAACCGGTTTGCCGGAATGAAAGCTGGAGGTCTTATGGACAAAGGCATTGAAAAGAAGCTGCCCACTTCTAAGCAAATGGGGAATCTTGGTATGAAGTCTGGCGGAATGAAATATGCACAAGGAGGCATGATGAAAGAATCAAAGGCAATGGTGAAAAAAGAAGTGGAGTTCATGAAAAAGAAGGGCGCTCCCAAGTCAATGGTCAAGCATGAAGCTGCTGAAATGGGCGCCATGAAGTATGCGCGTGGCGGCGGCATCGAATCCCGTGGCAAGACCAAAGGCACTATGGTCAAAATGGCGGCTGGTGGACTGGCCGGCGGCCACAAGTCGGCTGATGGTATTGCCCAGCGCGGCAAGACCAAAGGCATGAAAGTGTCCATGAAGGGCGGCGGGTACTGCTAATGCGACCCTCACGCGGAATGGGGGCCATTGCCCCCTCCAAAATGCCAAAGGCTAGGATCATCAAGCGGAAAGACAACCCGCAGGATGTGACCATGTACGCCGATGGCGGCAAGGTAAGCCGCGTGAATGAAGCTGGCAACTACACCAAACCGGGCATGCGCAAATCGCTGTTCAACCGCATTAAATCTGGTGGCAAAGGCGGTGCTCCGGGTCAGTGGTCTGCGCGCAAAGCACAGATGCTGGCATTGCAGTACAAGAAGTCTGGCGGGGGGTATAAGTGAGTGGACTCGCCAAACCGCAAGCCAGCCTCAAAGCGTGGACCCAGCAAAAGTGGCGCACGAAAAGTGGCAAGCCATCTACGCAGGGAAGCAAAGCGACGGGAGAGCGTTACCTCCCCGAAGCCGCCATCAAAGCGCTCTCTCCGCAAGAGTACGCCGCCAGCACCCGCGCCAAGCGAGCCGGCAAGGCCGCAGGAAAACAGTTTGTACCGCAACCTAAAAACGTGGCTAAGAAAACTGCTGCGTATAGGAAATAAGTAATGGCCACCGTTCCGTACAAGACTACTGATTCGTATAGCTTCAATCTAGATCTAAACAATCTGATTGAGGAAGCGTTTGAGCGTTGCGGACAGGAGTTGCGTTCGGGCTACGACATGCGCACGGCGCGGCGGTCGTTGAACCTAATGACGATGGAATGGGCAAACCGTGGGATCAACATGTGGACGGTGGAGCAAGGGCAAATTACCCTAGCCTACACCAGCCCAACGCCAACGATTACCTACGATTTGCCGGTTGATACCGTAGACCTTTTGGATCATGTGATCCGCACTGGCACCTACCAGAACCAGACGGACATCAACATCAGCCGGATCAGCGAGTCCACCTACGCCATGATCCCGAACAAGAATGCTGTTGGCCGGCCAATTCAGGTCTGGATTCAGCGTCGCTCGGGCGCGACAGACTCTGCTGGTGATCCTGTTCCGCCCAGAATTCATGTCTGGCCTACGCCGGACAACAGCCAGACCTACACCTTTGTGTACTGGAGGCTGCGCCGCATTCAAGATGCTGGGAATGGCATCAATGGCCAGGATATTCCGTTCCGTTTCCTGCCTTGTATGGTGGCAGGGTTGGCCTATAACCTGTCCATGAAGTTGCCAAATGTAGACCCTGGCAGGATTGCCATGCTCAAGCAAGATTATGCTGAGCAGTGGGACTTGGCGGCATCGGAAGACCGTGAAAAGGCGCCGGATCGGTTTGTTCCGCGCCAGCAGTTTATTGGGTAATCATGCCAAACAGATTTTCGTCTGGCAAAAATGCAATTGCGGAATGCGACCGGTGTGGATTTCGGTACAAGCTGACGCAGTTAAAGGGTTTGGTCATCAAGACCAAAAATGTAAACATTTTGGTCTGTCCTACATGCTGGGAGCCTGACCAGCCGCAGTTGTCGTTGGGTCTGTATCCGGTCAATGATCCACAGGCAGTTCGTAACCCAAGGCCGGATGTAAGTTATGTGACGTCTGGCAACAGCGGGTTACAGGTTTTGCAGAACAACACCGGTCCTTTGGGTAGCGGGTCACCCGAGGGTGGTAGTAGAATCATCCAGTGGGGTTGGAATCCGGTGGGTGGCTCAAGAGGCATTGATGCAGGGGTCACGCCGAACAATTTGGCGCTGACGATTGCGATTGGCAGCGTAACAGTAGTGACTTCATAGGAGTAGAAAATGGATACCAAACAGGTCAAAAAGATTGCAGACAAAGAAGTCAAGCTGCATGAGAAGCGTCTGCACGGCATGAAAAAAGGCGGCGTGACTAGCATGGCTATGCGCAAGGTCGGTCGCAATATGGCGCGTGCGAACAACCAGCGGAGCCGATAATGAACTCCAACGACAAGTTTGAATTTTTCCCGGCTGATACTGCCAACCCGATTGGCAAGTACACGCAGCCGCGTCCAAACACCAATGCTATGCCGCCAGGTGCTGGCTATCCTGATACGGCCAAGACTTCTGGCATTGTGGTTCGTGGCACTCAGTCGCAAACCAAAGGCAAGATGGCCCGTGGGCCGATGGGCTAAACATGAACTACAGTACGCTGTTTGAAACCATCAAAGGTTACCTTGAGAATGACTTCCCTGCGTCTACCTTCACGGATAGCGCAGGGACAGGCACGACCACGCTCACGAGCACTGAACAGATCAATACGTTCATTACTCAAGCGGAACAGCGTATTTTCAACACGGTTCAGTTTCCGTCGATCCGAAAGAACGTCACGGGGTCAGTTACAGCAAACAATAAGTACCTGTCTGCTCCCGATGACTTCTTGGCAGTCTATTCGTTGGCTGTAGTTGACGACAACGACGCCTATTCATACCTGCTGAACAAAGATGTGAACTTCATTCGTGAGGCGTATCCCACGCCAACCGATACAGGTTTGCCCGCGTACTACGCCTTGTTTGGTCCAACCGTTTCCGGCTCAACCATCAGCAACGAACTGTCTTTCCTGCTTGGCCCTACCCCAGATGCTACGTACACCGTTGAGCTTCATTATTACTACTATCCAGAGAGCATCACAACTGCGGCTAGCGGCCAAACTTGGCTGGGCGATAATTTTGACAGCGTGTTACTTTATGGCTCGCTCGTAGAAGGCTATACCTTCATGAAGGGTGAATCTGACTTGATCACCGCCTACAACACCAAATACATGGAAGCGTTGGCTATGGCCAAGCGTCTGGGTGATGGCATGGAGCGTCAAGATGCGTACCGCAGCGGTCAGTACCGCCAGAAGGTGACCTGATGGCTTTTACCGGCAATTACGCAACCAACACCTACAAGAATGGGCTGAACACCGGCACATTCAATCTGGGTACGGGCACGACGCAAGTCTTCAAGATTGCGCTGTACACCAACACGGCCACGTTGGATTACCAAACGACTGCCTACACCACGACGGGCGAAGTGTCTGCCACAGGGTACACGGCTGGCGGAGAGACGCTGACCATTACGCAAGTGCCGACTGTTGGCTCATCTGGCACGACTTCGTACTACTCGTTTGCCGATGTCACTTGGTCCGGCTCATTCACGGCACGCGGCGCGTTGATTTACAAGTACGACGGCTCTGCCAATCCAGCCATGATTGTGCTGGATTTTGGCAGTGACAAGACTTCAACCGGCACGTTCCAAGTGCAATTCCCAACCGCAGACAATACCAACGCAATCGTGAGGATATCGTGATCGTAACAACCACCAAAGGTGACATGGATGATTCCCTGCTGGAGAAGCGGGAAGGCTCTATCGACAATGAAATTGAAATGACCACTTGGGTTGAGTATTGGCTCGATGGTGAGTTGGTGCATCGTTCCGCGCATGTCAGGCTGAAGCAACCTGTTAATTTTGGCGGTGAAGCCGCCGCTTTTGCATAAAGGAAGATCATGGCTAACACCCAATCTATGTGTACCAGCTTCATGAAGGAGCTGATGCTCGGCCAGCACCAGTTTGGCTCGTCCACGTTGACTTCGCGTGGTAGCTTGACTGCGCCGACCACGGATACTTTCAAGGCTGCGTTGTACTTTGCTTCGGCAACGATCAACGCTTCTACCACGGCTTACAGCACGACGGGTGAGGTGACTAACAGCTCTGGCTCCGGTTATACGGCTGGTGGTGTAACGGTGACTAATGCAACCGCGCCAAACTCAACTAACTCGTCTTCGACGGCCGGTGTGGCGTACTGGACCCCGAGTGCTAGTTTTAGCTGGTCTGCTCTGACCGTAACCACGGCGTTTGATGCTGTGCTGGTCTACAACTCAACACAGAGCAACAAGGCTGTAAGCGTTCACACGTTTGGATCGCAGACGATTACCTCTGGCACTTTTACGCTGACCATGCCGACCAACGACACCACGAACGCGCTGCTGCGCTTGTCTACCACCTAACCGGGCGCGGCATAGCCGCGTAGCTTATGTTCGGGACATCCGCATTTGCTGAAGTACCGTTTGCGTCATTAGGTGGCGGTCAGGTAGTTTCAGTTGCACTAACAGGAAATGCGGCCAGTGGTGCTGTAGGTACGGTTGCGGCCAGTTCATCGGTTGCACTGACGGGTGTTGTAGCAAGTGGTGTAGTTGGCTCTTTAACAGCAGCACCTTCTATTGCAATAACCGGCGATACTGCGTCGGGTGGTATTGGTACGGTATTGACTGTTAACAGTATCGCCCTGACTAGTGTTATTGCGTCAGGGTTGGTTGGCACGGTTGCGGCTACTAAAACCGTCGCTCTGACTGGGACTGTTGGAAGCGGGATAACGGGTTCTGTAACGGCAAATCCGTCTTTTGCCCTTACGGGCGATGTAGCATCAGGGGCAGTTGGAAATCTATCGGTAAGCCGCTCTGCGGGTTTGACTGGCGTAAACGCCAGTGGTTTTACCGGTGGGTTCATAGTAGTCATATCGCTTGGTAGTGATTTTGCAGTTGGTGAAGTTGGAACTGTTGGGCCGGTACTGGCAATTGCCCTGACTGGCGCGGTTGGAAGTGGGTTGGTTGGTACGGTTGCGCGAGATGCTTCGTTTGCCCTGACTGGCGATGTGGCATCTGGATTGGTTGGATCGGTAGGACATAGTAGGGTTGGTATCTTGACAGGAGTCAATGCAGCAGGTTTGGTTGGCACTCCGGTGGCGGTGTATTGGAAGCTGATTGATGACTCTCAGAGCGTCAACTGGCAGTTGATTGACAGCGCCGAAAGCGCAAGCTGGGCTGAGATAGACAGTGATATTTCTGCCGGTTGGCAGCTTATTGATACGGTGAACTGATGGCTCTGATTCTTGCAGATCGAGTAAAGGACACGACTACCACGTCGAGTACGGGGACAGTCACGCTCAGTGGAACCGCGCCGACTGGATACCAGAACTTTTCCGTCATTGGTAACGGCAACACTACCTATTACACCATCGCACATCAGACAGCCAACGAATGGGAAGTTGGTATCGGGACGTACACATCGTCTGGAACTACGCTTGCTCGTACCACGGTTCTGGCTTCCAGCAATAGCGGCAGCTTGGTCAACTTCAGCGCCGGAACTAAAGATGTATTTGTCACTTACCCGGCAGAGCGCACGATTACAGGTTTGGGTGGTGGGCAAGGTGCGATACAGATCAACTCAACTACCGTAACAGTAAGTTGCACAATTGGAACCGGGACAAATGGTCTTTCTGTTGGAGCAATAACGATTAACAGCGGCGTCGCAGTGACTGTCGCTTCTGGACAAAGGTGGGTTGTATTATGAGCGTGATTACCGCAGGAACTGGGGCATCAAACCCTATTGTCATCACTGGCGATACGGCTGGCAGTCTCACACTCAAAACTAATGACACTGGGTCGGGTGGCACAACTGCCGTTACGATTGATACTGCGCAGAGTTTGAACCTGTCTGGTAGCTACACAGAAGGTGTTGTGACAATTGGGACTGTTACGTCTTCCAATACACTGTCCTTGGCTTCTGGCACTGTTCAGACCGCGACATTGACAGCATCAACCGCTTGTACGTTTACGATGCCTACGGCAACCGCTGGCAAATCTTTCATTCTGCTGCTCAAACAAGCAGCCTCAACCGGCAACGGAACGGCAACATTCACCAGCGTCAAGTGGGGCACTGCGGGCGCTCCGACGATTACCGCAACAGCCGGAAAAATGGACATTTTGTCTTTTGTCAGTGACGGAACGAACTGGTACGGTTCGATTGCGCAGGGATACACCCCATAATGTTTGCCGCTAAGAACTTTTTCTTTACTGGCGCTGGCATCACTGCTGACTATCTTGTGGTAGCGGGTGGCGGCGCTGGCGGCAATGCTGGTGGTGGAGGAGGTGCAGGGGGGTACAGAGAACTCACCTCCCAATCTTTGTCCTATGGAGTAGCATACACAGTTACAGTTGGCGCTGGCGGCACGACGAACGGCGCAAGTCTTCGCGCCGGATCAGGCTCAAATTCCGTATTTAATACCATCACATCGGCGGGCGGCGGTGGTGGTGGTTCTTATGCAAATCCAACAAGTTCAGCTATCGCAAACGGCGCAGATGGGGGATCAGGCGGTGGTGGCGCATACGGCGATAACCCGACGACTAACGGCGCTGGCGGTTCAGGAAACACGCCTTCAACTAGCCCAAGTCAAGGCAACAACGGTGGCGCAAATACTGGACTGAAAAGCGGCACGATTCAGCAAGGCGGCGGCGGCGGTGCGTCTGCTGTTGGCACATCGGGCGGTTCGGGTGGTGCGGGTAACGGCGGCAACGGAACTGCATCAAGCATTTCCGGTTCGTCTGTAACCTATGCTGGAGGCGGCGCTGGCGGTTCAGACACGAGAAATTACAGCCCCGGAACGGCGGGAACGGGTGGTGGCGGAGCAACCTCAACCTCAACTGGATCGGCTGGAACTGCAAATACGGGCGGCGGGGGTGGTGGCGGCTCCTACAACGGATCATTCAACAACGGCGGTAGCGGTGGCTCTGGCATCGTCATCATCAAAGTGCCATCGACTGCATACGCTGCATTTTCAAGCGGCGTAACGTACACCTTTAGCAGCGCAGTCAGCGGTTACAACATCTACACAGTCACAGCGACTTCGACCACTTCGGAGACTGTGACGTTTTCCGCTTCGCCTTCGGTTGATTACTTGGTTGTTGCCGGTGGCGGTGGTGGTGGTTCATACTTCACTGCGGGCGGTGGTGGCGCAGGTGGTTTTAGAACTGCTAATGGGTCTGCTATAACGCTTGGCACAAGCTACACAGTGACTGTTGGTGCGGGCGGCGCTGGAGCAACAGGCTTAACGGCCTTGGGATCAAACGGTTCCAATTCTGTATACAGCACAATCACTTCAACAGGTGGTGGTGGCGGTGGCTCCTACGGCTCCAGCAGCTTGGCGTCTCCGTACAACCAAGATGGACAAAATGGTGGCTCGGGCGGTGGCGGCGGTGCAGCCGATGGTGGCTCATCGGTCAACCGAAACGGCAATGGTGGCACAGGCAATACCCCAAGCACGACACCAGCGCAGGGAACCAATGGCGGTGGCGGTAAAGGCCAAAACGATGTGACCATGATTGGCGGTGGCGGTGGTGGCGCAAGCGCCGCAGGTAGTGCGGGCGATGTTTCTAGCGGCGCAGGTGGTGCAGGAACAGCATCGAGTATTTCTGGCTCCAGCGTTACCTATGCCGGTGGTGGTGCGGGAGGTGGATTTGGTGGCGGAGGAACGGGGGGGTCAGGCGGCGGCGGCAATGGCGGTTCGGGCAACGGCTCCACGCAAGGCACTGCTGGCACAGCTAATCGCGGCGGCGGTGGCGGTGGCTATGGCGGCAACGGCACAAGTAATGCTGGCGGCAGCGGCGTAGTCATCCTCAGAGTAATTGACAGACTTACCGCAACATTCTCTGGCGGCGTGACGCAAACATCTACCACTAGCAACGGATTCAAGATTTATACTGTGACTGCGACTAGCACGACGAGCGAAACTGTAACATTCTCATAGGAAAAGTCATGGCACATTTTGCAAAACTTGATGTAAATAATGTCGTTGTTTTCGTCACCGTAGGTCGTGATGAAGATGAGGGCAAGGAAGATGAGCTGACTGCTCGTACCGGCGATGTCTACAGGCAGACCTCGTACAACACGCATGGCGGGGTTCACGCTCTCGGCGGTACGCCATTTCGCAAGAACTACGCGGGATTGGGCTACACCTATGATGCGCAGCGTGATGCTTTCATTCCTCCGCAGCCGTATCCATCTTGGGTGTTGAATGAGGACACTTGCCTGTGGAATGCGCCCGTGCCTATGCCGACTGATGACAAGCGGTATTCGTGGGATGAAGCCACGACCTCGTGGGTGGAGCAAGCATGAAGCTGATCAGGTTGACCAATGCTACCAAGGGGCGCATCGGTGAAGGTTTGATCCTCAACACCGAGGCGATGATGTCGTTCTTCGAGAACACGCAAGAGGATGGTACAAAAGTGACCGTGGCTTTTGGAATGAATGGCAACTCTTGGGAAGTGAAAGAAACAATTGACGAAATCATGACCATGATTGGCGTTAAATAGGGGTAAGCATGGCAACAACGATTGATGGTAGCACTGGAGTCACGTTTCCTGCTGGGGGTACAGGCAACCCGGCAGGTGCTGTCGTGGGTACAACCGACACACAAACCCTGACCAACAAAACACTTACCAGCCCCGTCATATCCACAATTGTCAATACTGGAACGCTTACACTACCCACTACTACTGGGACTTTGCTTTCTGTTTACACTGCTTCATATCTAGTAGTTGCGGGAGGCGGTGCTGGTGGAGATAAAAACGCTGGCGGTGGCGGCGCTGGCGGACTTTTGTCTGGCACCGTTAGTCTGTTGCCCGGAACGGTTTACACAGCAACAGTTGGCGCTGGAGGTACAGCAGCTGCTGGTACTGGAGCAAGTGGAAATAATTCTGTTTTATCCGGCGGGTTGATAAGCACCATAACTGCAATTGGCGGTGGTGGCGGTGGAACAATTGCTGGAAACGGTGTGGCTGGTGGTTCGGGCGGCGGAGGCGGAAACAACGGCTCTGCTGTTGGAACTGGAGGTGCTGGCACAAGTGGGCAAGGAAATGCTGGAGGAACGCCAACAGCAAATGGTAGCGGCCCCGGCGGTGGTGGTGGTGGGGCAGGTGCTGCTGGTGGCGCAAACTCCGGAACATCTGGTGGTTTAGGAGGTAACGGAACGGCATCTTCAATCACCGGTTCTTCTGTTACATACGCCGGAGGTGGAGGTGGCGGCAGTAATACGGCTGGTGGAGGAACCGGCGGTACTGGTGGGGGAGGCGCAGGAGGTTATGCATCGACCGGCGCAACGGCTGGCTCTGCAAACACAGGTGGTGGTGGTGGCGGAGGGCAAGGGGGTGCGGCTGCTGGAGGTTCAGGTGGATCAGGAGTGGTAATCCTTTCTGTACCCACTGCAAATTACACAGGCACAACTACCGGGTCGCCTACTGTTACCACATCTGGATCAAACACGATTATTAAATTTACCGCGTCAGGGACGTACACAGCATGAGTCATTACGCAAAAGTTGTGGATGGAAAAGTCACGCAAGTCATTGTTGCCGAGGCTGATTTTTTCAACTCCTTTGTTGACTCATCCCCGGGGGTTTGGATTCAAACTTCATACAACACTTTTGGTAATCAGCATCCAGAAGGTCGTCCGTTGCGTGGAAATTACGCTGGAGTCGGGTTTGTTTACGATCATACAAACGACGTGTTTTACGCTCCGCAGCCGTACCCGTCTTGGACTTTGAATAATGCAACATGGCTGTGGGAACCGCCTATTCCGCGCCCAAATGCTGGAGCTTATGTTTGGGATGAAAAAACTGTTTCTTGGGTTGCCGTATAAAGGAAAACCATGTCTACATACTCGACCAATCTTGCGCTAGAACTCATCGGTACTGGTGAACAATCCGGCACTTGGGGTACTACAACCAACACCAACCTCGGTACGCTGATTGAACAAGCGATCAGTGGTTATGTCACCTACTCTTGCACTGGCGGCACTGACACCATCACCATTCCGAACGGCGCAACAGGAACCGCTCGGAACATGTACATTGAGTTGACAGGTGCTGGCGGCGGAAATCTGGTTGTGCCATCCAACAAGAAGCTGTACTTCGTTTACAACAACACTTCAGCTTCTGCTGCCGCAGTGACGGTCAAGGTCAGTGGGCAAACTGGCGTTTCTGTTCCGGCTGGCAAAAAGATGATCTTGGTGTCGAACGGCACTGACATCGTAGATGCCACGAACTACGTCACATCGTTGGCTGCTGGTACGCTGACCTTGACCAACGCTCTTGGCGCTGCCTATGGCGGCACTGGCCTGACTTCTCCCGGCACTGCTGGCAACATTCTGACTTCAACCGGCACAGGCTGGCAATCATCCGCTGCCGCCACGTTCGTCTCCAGCGTCAGCGCAACTTCACCCCTTGCATCGTCTGGTGGCAACACCCCAACGCTGTCGATTGGCAGCACCATCCCGGTCAACCTTGGCGGAACAGGCGTCGCTTCCAACACTGCCTATGCACTGCTGGCTGGCGGCACGACTTCAACCGGCGCGATTCAATCAATAGCAAGCGTTGGCACTTCTGGCCAAGTGCTGACCAGCAACGGCGCTGGTGCGCTTCCCACATTTCAAACATTTACCACATCCCCTATTGCCACCACCGTTTACAAAACAACGGCTGGCTCCGGCACGTTCACCATTCCTTCTGGCGTTACTGTGGTCAAAGTAACCGTTGTCAGTGGCGGTGCAGGTGGGGCGCGGTCTTCTGATGGTGGCGGTGGTGGTGGGGGTGTGGCAATCAAAACCCTCACCGGATTGACTCCGGGGAATACTTTGGCCTACTACGTTGGTTATGGACAAACCAACACTGAAAACAATGAATCAACGGTATCTTCAGGAACACAATCTATAACCACAATTTCTGGTGGGGTTGGTATTCGCCCCGGAGACAGTTCATCTAGTGGTGGCGCTGGAGGTACTGCATCAGGCGGAGACATCAACATACCGGGCCAAAGAGGTGGGGATAACGGCGGGCCGGGCGGCAATTCTTTGTTTGGTTGGGGTGGTATTTATGGGTACTCCTCTGGAAATGCTACTGGGTATGGCGGCGGCGGTGCAGGAAGTAACGGGCACGGCTCCGGTGGGGTCATCATCTTTGAATACTAAGGCACGTCATGGACGACCACGTTGAACTGGATAAACGGTTGACTACACATGAGGCAGTTTGCGAGCTTCGGTGGAAGGAAACCATTCTGCGCATCAAGCGCATTGAAGCCATCATGATCAGTTCTGCCGGAGCCATCATCCTCCTGCTCATTCATCTGATCACCAAGTCATGAGAGGATTTATGCGAAATGATCGACCCAATCACCATAGGTGCGGCGTTTGCCGTCGCAAAGGGGGCCGTAGCCGGAGTTAAACAAGCAATCGAGCTTGGTCATGAGATCAAAGATTGCTACGAAGACCTGCAAAAGTTCTTCAACGCTCAAGGTGAAATTGAGAAAGCGGCCAAAGAAGTTGAGATAGCAAAAGCTCAACCTAAGCCAGAAGACCCGAAAGAAGCTGAAAAGCAGGAAAGCGCCCTGTCACAAGCATTCACGATTGTGATGCAGCGCAAACAGTTGAAGCAGTTTGAAACCGAACTGCGCGACATGTTTACCCTCAAGGGCGAGTTGGATTTGTACCACGAACTATGCGCTGAACGTAACCGCATAGCAGGTGAGCAGGATGAAGCGCACAGAGAAGCAATACGCAAGGCAAGGCTGGCAAAGGATAGGGCGGCAAGGAAGAAACAGGAGCAGGAAGAGTTGCTGATGACGGCTGGCATCTTCGTGTTCTTGGGTATCGGCGGCATCATCATCTTCGTCGCCATTTATTTCAGGGGTTGATCATGTTTCCACTCGGTGCGGTGCTAGATATTGGTAGCAAGATTCTGGACAAAGTGTTCCCAGACCCGGCTGCTGCTGAAGCAGCCAAGTTGAAGTTGCTGGAGATGCAGCAAAACGGCGAATTGGCACAGTTGAATGCTGACGTATCGGAGCAGCACGAACTGACAGACCGGCTAAAAGCCGATATGGGTTCTGACTCTTGGTTGTCGAAGAACATCCGTCCCATGACTTTGATCTTTATCCTTGTCACCTACACCGTGTTTGGTTTGATGTCGGCATGGGACGTGGAAGTGAACAAGGAATATGTGCAGCTGCTTGGGCAATGGGGCATGCTCATCATGAGTTTTTATTTTGGCGGAAGGACGCTTGAGAAAATCATGGGGGTCAAGAAATGAACCGTGAGAACACAATCTGCTTCGTAACCATCCTTGTCAGCATCACGCTGTCGCTGGTTATGGTATCGATGGTTGGGGTCTTTCTGTACGGCCTGTTTATGCCCAACAGCGTCATCAACAACGATGATGTTTTTCCTATCATTGGCCCAGCCTTCAACACCATCGTAGGCGGCTTTATTGGCATCCTTGCAGCAGTCAAAGTGACGGAGCACCTTGAAAAATGAAAGAGAACTTCGACAAAGCGCTGGCCGCAGTCCTGCACCATGAAGGCGGCTTTGTGAACCATCCGCACGATCCGGGTGGCATGACCAACCTTGGCTGCACCAAGCAGGTTTGGGAGGAGTGGGTGGGGCATCCGGTGGATGAGAAAGCAATGCGGGCGCTGACCCCGGCGGATGTGGCTCCGTTGTACAAAGCAAAGTACTGGGACAAAATCAAGGGCGACGATCTTCCTGCTGGAGTAGACTATGCTGTATTTGACGCATCCATTAATTCCGGTCCCGGTCGGGCTGCGAAGTGGCTTCAAGAATGTGTCGGGGCACACCCAGACGGCGCAATCGGCCACGCAACCCTGCAAGCTGTTGCAGCGCACAATCCAGCCGAAATCGTCGATCTGTACCAAGCCAAGCGGCTCCAGTTCTTGAAAGCGCTGAACACTTGGGCTGACTTTGGTAAGGGGTGGGAGCGTCGTGTGCTTGAAGTAGAGAAGGCCGCAGAAACCATGCTGGCGTAAGGAAAAGTTATGCCGTTACAAAAACTTCAGTTTCGACCGGGCGTCAACCGCGAGGGTACGAACTACTCCAACGAGGGTGGCTGGTACGAGTGCGACAAGATTCGTTTCCGCTCAGGCTACCCTGAGAAACTGGGCGGCTGGCAAAGCCTGTCCAACCCAAACACCTACACCTTCAAGGGTGTGGTGCGGTCGCTATGGAACTGGGTGACGCTGAACTACAGCAACCTCATGGCGCTGGGTACAAGCTGCAAGGTCTACATCGAGAACGGTGGCAACTACAACGACATCACTCCTCGCACATCTGCTTCGCCTGTATCGCTTGCCAATAATCCTTTTGCCACGACCTCTGGATCAAAGCTAGTCACTGTAACGGCGTCTGGTCACGGTACAACATCGGGAACGTATGTAACTTTTGCCGGAGCTACTGCGGTTGCTGGCCTGACAATTAGTGGTGAGTATGAAATTGTTACCGTGCCTGATGGCAACAGCTACACCATTATCGCTGCCTCTGCCGCATCTTCTACAACTACTGGGGGCGGGGCATCGGTAACAGCAACTTATGACATACCGGCAGGTTTGGCGGTTTACGCCACGGGTAATGGATGGGGTGCTGGTACTTGGAGTCGTGGGACGTGGGGTTCAGCTACAACCGTTGGTATTGGTCAACAGCTTCGTCTGTGGTCGTTTGACAATTTTGGCCAAGATTTGGTCATGGCAATTCGTGGCGGCACTATTTACTACTGGGCGGCGGATACTAGCAGTTACGCCCGTGCCATCACCCTTTCTTCGGCGGCAACTACGGCTGGATATTCCGGTTCTTTCGTGCCGCACACAACCCTTCAAATTTTTGCTTCTGACACTCAACGTTTTGGTATTGCATTTGGTTCCAACCCATACGATCCAACGGATGCCAACACCACATTTGATCCAATGCTGGTGCGTTGGTCTGATCAAGAAAATATTTACGATTGGGTTCCAACCGCCACAAACCAATCGGGTGAGCTAAAATTGTCAAATGGTTCCACAATTGTGGCTGGTGTGCATAGCCGCCAAGAAAATCTGATCTACACTGATACGGCATTGTTTGTGATGCAGTACCTTGGACCGCCGTATGTCTGGGGCTTTAACCTCATTGCTGACAATATCTCAATCATGTCACCCGGCGCAGTAACTTCGGTGAACAACGTGACGTACTGGATGGGCGTGGATAAGTTCTACACCTACACCGGTCGCGTTGAAACGTTGCCATGCACCTTGCGACAGTATGTATTCAACAACTTTAACTATGATCAAGCATATCAAGTTGTGTCCGGTAGCAATGAAGGGTACAACGAGGTCTGGTGGTTCTATCCGTCAGCCAATAGTCCTGTCAACGATAGCTACGTCATCTTCAATCACCTTGAGCGTATCTGGTACTACGGTACGATAAACCGTACGGCTTGGCTAGACAGTGCTCTTCGTCAGCGGCCAATGGGTGCATTTAGCGTCAAGACGTCGTATTTAGATACCAGCATTACTGCAACGGCAACCAACATTACACTGGTTGATGCTACGTCCTACCCGTACGCGGGAACGATACAGATCGGCTCGGAGATCATTACCTACACCGGCAGCGGTTCAAACACGCTGACTGGCTGCACCCGTGGTGTGGCTGGAACAACTGCGGCCTCGCATTCTCAATACGACACCGTCTCCTACCTTGTACCGAACCAAGTGATGTACCACGAGGTAGGGGTAAACGACGGATCGTTGCCGACCGCCTTGCCAATTGAGGCATACGTCGGATCGTCTGACTTTGATATTGGCGATGGTCACAACTTTGGTTTCGTGTGGCGGATCATCCCTGACGTGAACTTTGCGCAGTCTGCGGTGGGTAGCCAACTAACCATGACGGTGCGACCGCGCCAAAACTCAGGCTCTGCTTATGGAACGCCAGACCCAACCACGGTACAAGCATCGTCCTACACGGTTGATCAGTACACGGGTCAGGTCTACACCAGACTGCGTGGACGACAGATGTCATTCAAGATTGACTCAACTGATCTGGACGTAACGTGGCAGTTAGGTACGCCACGGATTGATATCCGCCCGGATGGACGCCGCTGATGGCCACGATCATCACCAACTATCTTCGTCCGCCAAAGGCTCCCAACCTTGCGGTGGCAACGGTTGAGTACGAGCAACGCTATCAGGATCAGCTCAATAACCAGCTGCGTATCTACTTCAACGAGCTGGATAACGCCATGCAGACTCTGCTTGGGTCCGGGGCCGGTGGAGGCAAGTTCATCCGGTTTCCGTACGGAGCGTTTCAAGATCAGACCGACCAGACTATTCCATCAAACACTGCGCAAGTCATGCGCTTTGATATCACTGATTATGCAAACGGGGTAAGTCTTGGTTCACACACAGCGGTGTTCACGGGCAGAATTGATGACGGCACGCCCCCCGGCGCTGGAACTGTATTGACTGTCACCGCCGTTACTTCCGGCACGATCTACCTTGGCATGACGCTAACCGGTGGGTCGATTACGGCTGGAACAAAAGTTGTCTCGCAGACATCCGGCACGGCTGGCGGTGTTGGCGCATACGTTGTCAGCGTCTCGCAAGAAAGAACTAGCCTGACCATTACTGGAACCATTCAGTCCAAAATTGTGGTGGACAACCCCGGCATCTACAACCTGCAATGGTCTGGGCAGTTCCAAAATACAGACAACCAAATCCAAGACATTAGCGTGTGGCTGCGCAAAGACGCATCAGGTGCTGGTGTTGATGTCGACGGGTCAACAGGCTTCGTTTCCATACCAGCCCGAAAGAGCGCGGCAGCGGGGGAAGAGGCGCATGAAATTGTTGGTTGGAACTACTTTGTAGAGCTACAGGCAAATGAGTTTGTGGAACTGTGGTGGTCGGCAACTTTGGACTCAGTTTCGCTTCAGTATTACGCCGCCGCAACCAGTCCGACCCGTCCGGCTACGGCGTCTGTCATAGCTACGATGTCCTTTGTGTCGGCCCTACCCACATGATATTATTGACAAAATTCGCCTTTTGGAGGCTGTTATGCACCAAGTAGCCCAAGGTTTGGCCTCGCTCGGGCGGGGCGAAGACAAGATGCTCGTCCACATGACGCCTGGCGAAGTACAGGGTCTTCAGCGTTTGGCGATGGCCCACGGCGGCTCCTTGACCATCAACCCCCAGACAGGCCTGCCGGAGGCGGGTTTCCTGAGCTCTTTGCTGCCAACGGTTATTGGTTTGGCGTTGGCGCCAGAGACTGGCGGAGCTTCTCTTGGGCTGACTAGCGCGTGGCAAACAGCGGCCTTGGTTGGCGGCGCATCAGCGTTGATGAACAAGAGCCTATCCAAAGGTTTGATGGCCGGCCTTGGGGCATACGGCGGGGCTGGGCTTGGGAATGCTTTGGCAGAAACCGGCGCCCAGACTGCCAATACGGCGCTGCTGGAAAAAGCTGCGTCTGAAGGAAGTGAGGCCGCAAGAGGTCAACTTGCAAATTATATGCAAACCTTGCCGCCGGAATCTATGTTAACGCCAGAACAAATGGTTAAAGGCGCTATGCCTGGCATGAATGCTGCGCAAGAAGCTCAATTGGCTCAGCTGACACGAATGGGCGTAACAGATCCAAATGCAATAGCTGAATCGCTTGGCTCATTAAAGGGCGGAGCAGAAGCAAGCTTGCTGTCTCCTAGCTACAAAACTGCCGCCAGCGCAGCAAATCAATTTATGACAAACCCAGCTCAAGTTGCTGGGGATGTGTATGACCGAATTGGCATGCGTGGCGCACTGACTGTAGCCTCGCCCTTGATTACAGCTGGGCTTGGTTCATTAGCCCAACAAAACACGCTGGCCCCAGGAACTGTTCCTGTTGGCACGCCGGCCATGATTCGTCCCTATACATACCGACCCGGCGCAGTTAATCCCGCGTATACGAAAGACATAACATCGGCCGGCTACTCCAAGAGCCCGTACTTTTTGGATCAAGGTTACACAGAGCAGACCCCATACCGCGCTGCGGCCGGCGGACAGGTGCCGTCGCCGTCGTTGCCGCTCGACCTGAGTCAGAACTACCCCGGCTCCAACATCAGCAAGTCCTCCTACGCCACCCTGCCAGCCACAGAATCCCAAGAGGTAGTGGACGGCTATGGCCCAAAAATCAATCCGTTTACAGGCGCGGAGGGCATGGCTGGTGGTGGCGCAATAAGCAGGTTAATTGAGCAGATAAATGCAGCAAAAGCTCTAGAAAATCCTAGAGCCAATATGATGCAATACGCCTACGAGCCAGACGATCAGCAGTATACGGAAATGGCGGCCGGCGGTATCGCCTCTCTGCCTGAATATGCGGCTGGTGGTAAGCTGCTGCGCGGTCCGGGAGATGGTATGTCCGACGACATTCCTGCCGTAATCAAGGGGGCAAAACCCCAACGGGCTGCGTTGGCTGATGGAGAGTTTGTGATACCAGCGGACGTGGTTTCTCACCTTGGCAATGGATCAACCGACGCAGGCGCAAAACGTCTGTACGGCATGATGGACAAAGTACGGCAAGCTCGGACTGGGCGTAAAGCTCAGGGTCGTCAAATCAATGCGGAGAAATACATCCCGGCATGAGTACTCTTTCGTATCACGACGAAGATGGGCTGAAGGCGCTGTATGAATTGCAAGCTCTTTACCCAGATCACTATGAAGAGTTGTCTGTTACTAAAGAGTTTCCGCTTGACCCTGACTACGAGGCGTACGAGCGACTTGCAAAAGCAGGGATGCTGCGGTTCATTACTTGCAGGATTGATGGAGAGGCGGTTGGATACATTATATTTATTATCCAACCACACTTGCACTACAAGACGTGTTTAACGGCATTTGAGGATATTTACTTCATCAAGAAGGAATATCGGCGTGGACGGATTGGAATCAAGTTGTTCCAATACGCAGAGAAGGTGCTAAAGGAACGAGGCGTCAACAGGATTATTTACGGGACCAAGGTGCATTTGGATAACTCAAGATTGTTTGAGTACCTTGGCTACAAACAGACAGACAAAGTGTTTACCAAATTGCTGTAGGAGACAAAATGAGCCATTCCCGCCGACAACTGTATGCCTTGGGTGAGCCCCTTGGCGAATGCGTTACCCGAAAAGAGGGTGGTCGTATTGTCTATGGCTTTGGTGGCAATCCGTCTCCCGCCCCTGCTCCAGCCGCACCAACTACTCAAACGGTTACGCAGACCAGCATCCCCGACTACGCCAAACCGTACGTTGAGACTTTGCTTGGCAAAGCCCAGGCGGTAACCGACATTAGCCAGAATCCGTACCAGCAATATCAAGGCGAGCGGGTTGCTGGGTTTACCCCCATGCAGCAGCAAGCTTTTCAGGGGATTGCAAATCTTCAGCCGGCTCAACAGCTGGCGCAAGGAACTCAACTGTCCGGCATAGCTGGTCTTGGCGGCTTGGCAGCTGGACGCAACTATGCACAAATGGCGACTGATCCGTACGCACAACAGGCGTACATGTCTCCATACATTCAGAATGCGCTTCAGCCACAGTTGGAGGAGATGCAGCGCCAGTACGGGATTACCGGCCAGCAGGAAAAAGCTCGCGCTACCGCAGCCGGCGCATTCGGCGGAACCCGTCAAGCGCTGATGCAAGCTGAAAACGAGCGCAACAAAAACATAGCCATGAACCAAGCGATTGGTCAGGGTTACCAAAATGCGTTTCAACAGGCGCAACAGGCGCAGCAGTTTGGCGCCAACCTTGGTCTGCAAGGGCTGGGTTTGGCTGGGCAACAGGCGGCCACACTGGGTCAGCTGGGTCAAGGCCAATACGGTCAGCAGATGGGAATTCTGGGTGCACAGCAACAGGCTGGACAGCAACAGCAAGCGCTGAACCAGCAGCAGCTGGCCACGGCCTATCAGGACTTCCTGAACCAGCAGAACTACCCGTACAAGCAACTCAGCTTCATGTCAGATATTCTGCGCGGCATGCCCCTTACCCAGCAGGCTCAGTCGATCTATCAGGCTCCGCCAAACTACCTTGGTCAGGTGGCTGGTCTTGGACTAGGCCTAGGCAGTCTGCTCAGTGGCGTTGGAAAGGTGTCCTAACATGCAACGAAATAACCCAATGTTCTTGGCCGGCCCCGGCGGTCGGTTTGACTTGGCCAATCCTGCCACGCAGCAGATGGTGCGGCATGTATCCGCCAACCCAGCAGATGCTCCAAGGTACGGCGCATCGCTGGCTGAGATCTTCCAGCTGCAAAAGATGCTGGAGCGCATGGCTACGCCTATGCCCAAGCCACAGACCATGACGGTCTACGATGAGCTGAAGAATGCTGCTCTGCAACAAGCTTCCGGTGGAATGCTTGGTCAGCCGCAAATGCAGCAGGCGCCGCAGATGCCGCAAGCGCCCCAGCAAGCTCCGCAGCAGCCTATGGCTGAGGGTGGCTTGACCAGTCTGCCTGTCTACAACTTTGATCCGGCCAACTACGCGGGCGGCGGGATTGTGGCGTTTGAAAAGGGTGGCCTGACGGACGAAGAGGCTCGGGCTGCAATCATGGCGGCATCCCCTGTAAATCAATATTCTGAGCCCGACGACACTACCAGCCTTGGCCGTTTTCGGGCAATGCAAAATGAACTGGAAAACATCCGCAGCCAATATGCCAATCAGCCGGACGTAGATATCAGGGACTTGTATGCCAAGGCCGGAATCGCCGGCGAGCTTGGCGCCACCCGTCAAAAACAATTGGAAGCTCTTAAGGCGCAGGAGCCTGAGCGCAGACAAGATGCTTTGCGCAACTTCCTGATGACCACTGGCTTTGGCATGGCCGCTGCCGCAGCACAGCCTGGGGTGCCGCGCTCTGGAGGAATTCTGGGTGCATTGACACAGCCGCTGTCAGTGGGTGCTGCACAAGCCGCTCCTGGGTATCTGGCTGAGCAAAAGGAACTGCGCAACCTCATGACCCAGCGGGACAAAGAGCTGGCCGAGCTTGAGAATCAGCGTCGCGCCGAGGCTCGCGGCGATGTTCGCGTCAACCAAGAGTTTAAGGACAAGAAAGAAGCCAGACTTGAGCGCTTGGATGAAAAAATCATCAGCGTCAGGGGCTCTATGGCATCTGCGCTGGGCCAACAAGAAGCGGCACGCGCTGGCAGACAGCCAACTGACTTGAGTATTGTTGCAAATACTCACCTTGAGGCGCAAAGAGCTCAGGGAGACAAGCGTCCAGACGCTGTAATAAAACGCGAAGGAATTACCAATTACGTCCGAGACAAGGCGGCATATGATCCGCGCTATGCAGGTATAGCTTCCACGGCCTCAACCGCAGCCAGTGGCCAAGATGTGCAGTTGCGTCGAGAGGCCAGTGATTTTGTGCAAGCACAAATCCAAAAGTATCCGCATAACTTGCAAATCATGACGCTGCAAGAGCAGGACAGGAAAAATGCCGAGCAAGGAAGGCCGACAGCTCTTGCGCAAGAATATGAAGATAAGTTGTATGCTGCGGCACTAAGGCGCGTTCGCCAAAGCCCTGGCTCTGCCGTCCCAGCTGCTGCTCCGGCTGTTGCGCCCGCAGCCCCAGCCGCAGCGCCTATGAAAAGAATGAAATTTAATGCCAAGGGCGAGCTAGTAACTGAATAATTGTCACAGCATTTTTAAGGCGAAATTATGGCAATTGAAGCCCAGCTTTTTGATGGGACTATTCTTGAATTTCCTGACGACACTGACCCGTCTGTAATTCAACAAACAGCCAAACGCATCACACTGGAGCGTCAGAAGCCCGCCGCCCCAGCTGCCGCGCCGGCCGGCCCAGCAGAGCCGCCCGTTACTGACGCGGAATTGGCTGCGGCCAGTAGCCCAGTAACTTTCAACCCGCGTTTTGCTAGACAGGGTGCGCAGGGTCGCGCCGTTGCAAGACCCGGTCAATCCGTCATGGCCGAGGTTCCGCAGCCGCTGTCATTTGAACAGCCCGCCGCAGCCCCCGTGCCATCAGTTGTCAGGCTGCCAGATCCTGTGCGTGCTGTTGAGGCACAGCTCAATGCTATGCCCGCCGCGCAACGCCAGGAAGCCATTGCCCGACTGCGCAACGATCCGCAGTATGGCGCGGCAGTGCAAGAGGTGGAGCGCCGGTATGCAGAGCTGGAAAAAGCTCCCTCTACAATGCGTCGTGCAGCAGACCAAAGACTTGAGGCTAGAACTGCGCAGCTTATAGAACAAGGTTTGCGACCAGAATATGCGGAGCAGCAGGCGCAAATAGATGCGCTGCGTAACCAACCATCGAGCCTGCAACAAGCTACAAGAGACATTGTTGGCGAACAGGCCGGCGAGGCGGCGGCAGCACAAGCCGAGGCCTTGAAAGACGCTGGATTCTGGGAGCGGGTTGGAGCTGGAACTGCTTCCGCCATGCGTAAAAGCGGCATGGGGGTTATGCTTGCGGCTGCTGATTCTGGTGTTTTTGGCAACAAGGATCAGGCCTCCAAGAATCTGTTGAATGCTATTCGGGTGGAAAGCGCTCGAGGCGAAGCTGTGCCGGAAGGCGAATCTATTTTCCAAAAGTCTGCCCAAGGCGCAATGACCAGCTTGGCAGGTCAAGCTCCAACCATGATTCTGGGCGTGTTGACTGGTTCTGCTGCACCAGTGCTGGCTCAAGCTGCCATACAGACGTTTGGCCAAGAATATGCGGACGGACGGGCTTCCGGCCTGACTGGGCAACAGGCATCTGCCAGAGCCGCGCCAATGGCTGCGGCAGAAGTTTTCTTTGAGCGTTTTGGCATGACCAAAGCTTTGGCTGGGCTGCGTGCGCACGTCGCGGCCAATGGGCTGGAAAGCGTCCCGGCCTATGTGGCGAAGTCAATAGCCACTGAAATTCCTTCAGAGTTGGCCACGACAGCAACACAATACGGCATTGATATCTTGCCAACCGTTGGTCTTAAAAAGCCCAGCTTGGTTGGTTTGTATAACGAACTGGAAGAAACGCTGCGTCAGACCGTGCTACAGGCTGGCGCCACGGCAGGCGTCACAACCGGCGTAGTAAAGGCAACGCAGGCAGCCAAAGACCTAGCCAAAGGTGGCCGTCAGCCTTACAAACGAGACACGTCATACGAAGGCCTAGCTCAAAGGATGATTGAGCAGGCTGGGTTTTTGCCGGCACAAAGGGCCGCCGCGCCTGTTACGCCGCCAGCAGCCCCAGCTCCCCAAGCTGCCGCCCCAGTTGAGCCGCCAGCTCCGCAAGAAGACATGGGCTTGTTGGCAGACGATTATCTTAATAAGATCGGCCAGCAAGTTCCCGGCATGGTGCAAGAAGAACAGGTGGTTGCTCCGCCAGTTGAGGCAGCGGCACCTGAAGCACGGCCAGAACCACCTGCAATAGAGCAGCCGGCGCCGCCGCATACCGTTGCAGGCCTGCCTATAGTCGAAGCCCCGGTAGATCAGCTCAAGCTATCTGAAGACGTTCCGCAATTCAAAGCGGAGGCAAACGTCAAGGGAGTGGTTGAGCCGCTTGGCGGGAAGTTTGAGCGCACTGGCGTAGCCCCAATCCAATTGTGGCGCCGCACCAATGGCGACCTTGAGGTCATCTCTGGCCGGCACCGGCTGGACTTGGCTCGCCGTAGCGGGGAGCAAACCATCCCGGCTCAGATCCATGATGAGGCGGCTGGGTTTGACAAGCAACGCGCAGCCACACTGGACGCAGAACTAAACATCCGAGACGGACAAGGGAAGGTCAAAGACTATGTCAGCTACTTCAAAGGCGCAAACATCTCCAAGGAAGAGGCAGACGCACGCGGACTACTGGCAAGAGCTATCGGCAAGCGGAGCTTCGCCATCGCAAATGAAGGAAGTGAGGAACTCATTGCCGCCCATCGTGCCGATGTCGTCGGAGATGAAGCAGCCTACCTCATCGCCCAAAATGCCCCAAATGACAGCAGGCTCCAAGCCGTAGGAATCAAGGCCGTACAGGACGGCAAGAGCGCATCCAACGCCGTCAACATGATGCAGGCGGTCAAAGCTTTGGCCGGTGAGCGTGACACGACCACGGACATGTTCGGGTTCGACGACAGCGCCATGCGCGAAGCCGAAGAGATGGCCAAGATCGCAGCCCGCAAACAGCGGGAAATCGCCCAGCGCCTGTCGGTGATGACCGGCGCATCCAAAAATCCTGCCCTAGCTAAGGCAGAGGGCATCGACATCAAAGACCCGGCGGCCGTTCAAAAGCGCGTGGAAGAGCTGCGCCAAGCCAAGTCGGCATGGGATTCATGGTCTACCAATCCTAATTTGGTGGCCGAGATCCGGGCTGAGCGTGGCGTTGCTGCGCCCGAGCTGACCCTGCGTGGCGAGACGGAAGAAGAGATCCGCAAGCGCGAAGAGGCCGCGCCCGAGGAGCAGCGCAAGGCAGAAGAGAAGGCGATTGCTGACAGGGAAGTAGACCTGTTTGGTCTTCAGCCGCAAACACAGGAACGCGAGGAGCCGCCCACAGAGGATCTGTTTGGCGGTGAAGCCGAGCTGTCCACCGAATACCAGATTGCTCTTGAGAAATCCAGGAAGGCAACTCAAGAGTTCAACAAATTGCAACAGGCGTATCGCGATCAAGAAATTGGCGATGAAGAATTTTTGGCTGGACGCAGACGTTTTGATGCAGCTCAGGCAGAGTTTGACAAAGCCCACGAAAAAGAAGCTGGCCGTGGCGAAACCCCACCCACGCGAGAGTTTGCGCCGCCGCTAGAAGACGCCAAGGAAGTGATCTCAGAGGCTCCGCCCAAGGGCGCGACGGATCAAGAAGTTGCTGACATTGCTGATGTCTTTGCTGAATACGAAGGACATTCCTTAGACGCTGATGGCGGGCAAGTCACGCATGTATTTGATGCGCCGGCCAAGTCAGAAATCGTACGCACAGAAGACAAGTCAAAGATCTATCACAAAGAATTTGGCTGGATGACTCTTGATCAGGCCAAAGAACAGATCAACAAGTGGAAAGAACACGCTGAAGCACAGGGAAAAACTGGCGAGAACAGCGACAAAATTGTTCTGTCATTGTTTGACCTGACGGGTCAGTGGTCCCAGCCTTGGGAAGATGCCGGCTATCAGGTGTTCAGGTTTGATATACAAAATGACCCTGAAGTTGGTGACGTTCAAAAATTCTCGACCGAGTTTTTTAACGACTACTTTGGTTCATTTGAGGGACAGGATGTATACGCCATCCTTGCTGCCTGCCCATGCACAGACTTTGCGGTTAGTGGCGCACGGCACTTTGCAGCCAAAGATGCAGATGGTCGCACCCGTCAATCTATAGAGCTGGTGCAGCAGACGCTGGCTACGGTCGAGTATTTCAAGCCGGCCGTATGGGCGATTGAAAACCCGGTAGGCAGGATTGAGAAACTGACCGGTCTGCCGCCGTGGCGCCTGGCATTCAACCCCAATCACTTTGGCGATCCGTACACCAAAAAGACCCTGCTGTGGGGGCGCTTCAACGCCGATCTTCCAATCAGCCCTGTCGAGCCAAGTGAAGGCTCGAAAATGCACAAGATGTATGGCGGCAAGTCACAAGCCACCAAGAATGCTCGCAGCGTTACGCCGGAAGGATTTGCCTATTCGTTCTTCATGGCCAACAACGCCGTTGACAATCCCATCTTGGCTGTCGCCAACAAGTATGACCGGCTGGACAGGCATGTCATTGAAGATGCCATCAGTGCTGGAGTGTCGCCAAAAGAGATTGATGAGGCTGTTGAAGACCATTACTACATGGATCTTGACGACAAAGCCGCCGAAAGCGCAGTGCGCGAGCTGATTGCCGAAAGAAAGAAGGATGACGCAGCTGAAGCAAAGTTTGTCGAAAACAAAGTCAAGGGCGATCTGGAAAAGATTGCTGAAGGCTTTTTGATTGGCGACATTGTTCGGCTTGGCAATACGCCCGGAGTTGTTGTTGGCGTAGAGGGTGACTATGTTCGCTTCCGTCCTGACAGCGCCAAGAGTCCAAAGGCATATCAGCGAGTGCAATCCAAGCAGCTGACTATGGTTGCGCGTCCTGATCAAGTGCCGGACTCTGCTGCATCCAAGACGCCAGACCAAGAGAAAAAGTTTGGCACAGAAGCTGGGCATCTTAATGCCGACATGGGCGGCCTGATCCAGCTGCTTGGCGCCAACATGTACGCATCTAACCTGGCTGACGTCGCGGTCAAAGAGTTGTTGCAAAACTCTTTTGATGCCGTCAAAGGTGCAGTGTCAAGCTTGAAAGGTCCGTCGCTGTACAAGGTTGGGAAGATCGACATCAAAATAGATCGTGATGCTCGCACTATTTCCATTACCGACAATGCCCGTGGCATGACGCCGGAGATTGTGCGCGAGGCGTTCTTTACTGTTGCCGGCTCCAACAAGTCAGACCTTGCTCCGGAAGAGCGAAGCGGTGGACTTGGTCTTGCCAAGATGGGCTTCATGCTTGGCTCTGAGCGTTTGCAACTGAACACCGTGCGCGATGGTGTTCGCGTAACCGTTGACACCACATCCAAGGACATTGCAAACAGCAAGTTTGAGATCAAAAAGTCTCCGGCGCCAAAAGACGAGCACGGCACCACAGTCACGGTGACAATACCAGAGAACTATATTGATCCAAAAACTGGCGACGAAAGGATGATTTGGTTCCCTTGGGCGTCTGATGCTGTTGAGCCGTTGAACCACCCTCTCATTGGTCCGGTTGAAGTGAATTTGGAATTCAATTCGTATGGTTCTAAATCTACAACGCAACTAGCTGCGGGCGTAAATTTCCCCGTAGCTGACTACCAACAATTCAAAGTAAATTTTGATTGGGGTAGTGCGGACATTTACTTTGGCGTGAACCGCAAAGAACGTCCAAAGCATCAAGTCTTATCAAGCGGCGTATATCAGTTCGACCATAGATTTGCACTGAATCAAACTGAAGTAATTCCGTGCGACATCATTGTCAACGTGAAGCCTAATGTTGAGGCAAAGCATCCTGACTATCCGTTTGAAAATAGTCGAGAACGCTTCAAGGGTCGTCTTGATAACGATGTCAATGCATTGCAGGCATACTTAGCTCAACTTGCTCGCGGCAATGAAATGGCCGATCTGCAAGAGAGCTTCAAGGGCATTGTGTCCATGCCGCGTGTTGAGGCTGGACAAGAGCTTGCTGACACGGCAAAGAAACTGAAAAAAGTATTTGACCAGCGTGGTGCAACTCAAGAGCTGACGCAGCTTCCTCCATTGCCAAAAGAAGTAACCGTAACTGGCCAGCAGGTGCTGGATCAGCTTGGCACAGTTTTGGTTGATACAAAAAAACAAGAAGAGAAAAAGAAAGAGGCATCGCTACAGGCAGAGAAAGCAGCGCCAGATCGGTCGCAGTTCATGCTTGATATGAAGCAAGACCCGAGCTTGCCGATCTATCACAACAACACCAACGTAGACTTTTTGGAAGTTGGTCGCCAGTACGGAGAGCCAGAGAAATTCTTTGCTGAGCTTGGCACCCTCATGGTTGAGATGAAGGAGGCGTTGGCCAAGAGCGGAATTTGGGGATACGACGTACTGACCCCGGAAAACCTGTTCTTTGCTGGCGTGTCGGTCGATAAAAAGTACGGCGGCGTCCATATCAAAGTTCCGTACAAGGCTGTGCTGCTGAACCCGTTCTACGATTGGGGCGCAAAGAGCTTGTTTGGTGTGCGTCAAAACTTCCTGAACACCATGATCCATGAGATTGCCCACACCGGATCAATGGATCACGGCGTTGCGCACAACTCGCAGATGATCAAGGTTGAGCAATACCTGGCTGATGAAGGTCTGCTGGATTATTTCCGCGACGCATTGCTGGACATTTTGTCTCGGCATGAATCTGCTTTCACCGCAATGAGAGAGGCATATGGAAAATCAACAACACAAAACACTGCAAAGTCTCTTGAGGATTACGGCAAACAGCCCGGAGCAGCATCGTCTAGAGGAGATGGAGGCGGCGGCCCGGACTCATTACCTGTTGTACAAACAGGAGCGAGATCTGCAAGGAGCGAAGATCTACGCGGGGGTGCTGAAGAAGATACAGGGCGCAAGGTCAGTGAAGGAGCTGGAGAAGCTCTAGACGACGAGCGTCTGCTCAAGAAGTACAGCCGCCCACACACGCCCATGATCGATACGGCGCCGGTCAAGAACATGCTGCTGAAGTCTGGACGCCTTGGCAAACAGCTGCTGAAAGACTCAGTCACCGACCCGCGTGCAGCCGTAGGTTTGGCATTCAACAAGATTGATGCCGGCATTACCTACTTGCGCAACAAAAACACTTGGTATGGCACGGGGTTGGGCGGCGCGGACTTCGCTCGATACAGCGGATCGATGCGGACTGCTGATGCATTGGCAACGGCGTCGGTTGCTTTGGATAACGCCATCCGGTCTGGCAGCATTGCCACCGAGGTAATCTTTCGTGGCGGCATCAAGTTTAACCCCAAGGCCGGGGTGTTTGTCGCCGTCAATCGCGCCAAGGGCATGGCTGGCGTGTACAAGGCCGAGGCAAAGCTCAAAGCAAAACTGGGTGATCAGGTCGGCACGGACATCATCCAAGGCTACTTGGAAGCCAAGCGCTCGCGCAGCATCCAGAATGAGATGTTTGACCGCGAGGCTGAGTACGAAAGTTTAAATGAAATGCTGAAGGAAATGCGGGCGAAAAAATCCGCAGATCCCAAGGATGTGGCCAAGCTCAAAGAGTTGGCTGCGCTGGTGGAAGAAGCCAAAGAGGATGTGTCCCGCATCAAGATCGCTTTCAACAAGATCAAGATGTCGGATGAAGAGATTGACGACTTTATTGCCCGCGAAAAAGCGCATCCTGAGCTGCGCGAAATCATGGACAACTGGACTGCCGTCAATCAAAACATGCTGCGCTTCTGGCGCCAAGTTGGATTGCTGAGTCAGGGTAGATATGAAGTTTTGTCAGCAATCAAGGACTATGTGCCGTGGAACCGGATCATGGATGACGAGGAGGACATTCATTCTCCAGTCCAAACCACCACCCGGTCCATGACCAACATTGGCAAAGAGAAGCTGTTCAAGGCTGGCAAGCCGGCGGTGATTACAGACTTCAAGGCAAAGGCTGGGCAAAAGGTATTCAAGATTCAGCCCGCCTCCATAGTCTCGGCATCGATCAATGGCAAGTCCGTTCCGTCATCCAAGATTGAAGCGACGCCAAGGGGTGATGTGCGTCTGAATGTGCCGATCAGCGAGGGCGATCTGGTGGTGTTCCAGACCAGCCGCGAGATTGAGAACATGATTGACAACATGACGCGCAACGTCATGCGCATGACCATGAACGGCATCCGCCAGTACGCAGCTCAAAGGATTGTGAATGAGTATGCTACGCGGGACGAGAACGACAAGATCATGGTCTTCCCGTCAGCGGATCGCAACAAGGGGCGGTTCAACTTCATTGCCAACGGCAAGAAGATCGTCGTAGAGATATCGGATCCCTTGGTTGCTGAGTCTGTGTTTGGCATGGAAACCCTGAATCTGACCATGCTCAAGCCGCTGTCTATGGCATCCAACTTTGTGCGCAGGACGCTGACCCTATCTGGTGCGTTCCAGATCTCGCAGCTGTTCCAAGACGCCCCGACCGCAGCCTGGGTGACAGGCGTCAAAAATCCGGTCGCGTTGTTTGGTGGCGTGTACAAGGGGTTTGTCACCTCCTTGACCAACACGGATCCCGTAGTGGACATCCTGAAGGCGGCTGGCATTGGCGGGTTTAAGTCGCTCGCCCGTACGCCAGAGGCAGAGATCAAGCAGCGCTTGGGCGTGATGAACAAGAACGCCTACAGCTTTGTCATGCAAGCGCTGGATCACATTGGCGATGCTTCAGACATGGCTCAGCGCGTGGCAGTCTACAAGCGCGTGATGGCTGAAACCGGCGATGAGATGCAGGCCTTGTATCAGGCGGCCAACGTACTGAACTTCAACCGGCATGGCTCAGGAGCTCTGGCGCAGGCGATTGTCAAGACCGTGGCGTTTGCCAATGCCTATGCCCAGACCATTGAGGTGCTATTCCAAGCTCTGTCTGGTGGCGGCCTCAAGGGAATGGCCAGAGCCAAGGCGCTGCAACGGATTGCCATCACCGGCGGATTGCTGGCCTCCACCACGCTGCTGTACTGCATGCTGGTTGGCGGGGATGATGAGTACGACAAGCTGGATGACCAAACCAAGCTCAAGAACTACGTCATACCTGGCACCAAGATTGCCATGCCGATGCACACCTCGGCGGCCTATTTCTACAAGGCGATTCCAGAGTCAATCTACAACTACGTTACCAAGCGCGGCACAGACACGCCGGTGGACAGGAAGCGGCTGGTAGATTCCTTGCAGCATGCTGCTATGGACATGCTGCTGGGGCCGACGCCGGTGCCGACTGGTGCGCGTCCGATCATTGAGCTGACCCTTGATCACGACTTTTTTACCGGTCGCAACATCACCCCATCCAGACTTAAGAACGTGAAGGCGGCTGAGCAATACAACTCCACCACTTCTGAAGCTGGGAAGATTTTGAGTGGACTGACCGGCACAGATGAGAAGCGATTGCTCAACCCCATCGAGGCAGACCACTTGATTCGCGGGCTGTTTGGATCGGCTGGAGTTTCCGTGCAGTGGGCGTCTAACGTGCTTGGCGAGGCTTCCAGCAACAGAGCGGCGATGACGCCAAAACAGTATCCGTTGGTTGGTCGATTCATGTTGCCCACCGTAGCCACCGGGCGTGAGCGCTTGTTCTATGACCTCAAAGAACAGGTGGACAAGGAATACAACACCATGCAGACGCAGATAAAGCGCGAGAAAATCCAGAAGTTACAAGCTCTGACGCCGGAAAACAAAAAGCTGATTGGTCTGCATGATTACGTCAGCCAGATGGATGACCAGCTCAAAGAGCTCAACAGCTTGATCCAGCAGATTGGGGAAAGCGAAAGCAAGCGGTTCTCGCCTGAAGAGCGGCGCGAAAAGATTGACCAGCTGACGGCTGCAAAGCAGAAGATATTGACCGGCGTAGAGCGGATCCGTAGCTTCTCGCAGCAGCCTTAACTCAGAGCCAGGATCAGAATGGAGCAGCCGCCGCCTTGGCGGTTGCCCTGCCTGATGATGTGCAGCTCATCAATCTGGGAGTCTGAGGCGTAGCAGCCGGCGTGTTCGCAAGCATCCAGCAAGCTCTTCAGGATGTTGTCTATATCGCGCTTGCGCTTGTCCGGCGGGAACAGGGTTACATGGACAGCCAGCCGTCCTTCTAGGGGCTCTACGGCCTGTTCTTGGCAGGCCTGAAGCACCGCTGCGCGGAAGTCCACGCCCTTCTTGGCAATGAACCGGCGCTTCCCAAACTGTCCCCAGTAATGGTTGACGCTTGGTGGCCAAGGCAGATCGAGCTCGATGTGAGTCATGATCTCAGTGTAACACTGTTACACTGACTAGGTACAAATATACTTGCACCAGTTGAAAAAAACCCCCAGCCTTTTGAGCCGGGGGTTCACTGGCGCGAGGAGGGAGCGCCTGAATGGCGACCTGGACCACTGCTAGGAGGTTGGTCAGGACGAACTATACCACGCTATTGCGGCCTGTCAAACAGCCGTTTGACGGTGTCATTCAGCACGTTCAACTCAGTCTTCTTGAGTGTGTTCCAGATCGAGCGGCGCCCGTGGATGCCGTTGTGCCCACCCTGGTGACAATCTCGACACAAGGGAATGCAGGTGTACTGAAGCCCTTGCTCGATGTGGTGGGCGTCGCTGGGTCCATGCTTGCCGCAGACGCCGCAGGACAACTCTTTGACCGCAGCCAGATACTTGCGCTCAGCTGCCGTCAGTTTGTTGTTCATGCCTTGACCGCGTTCAAGCAAAACTTTTGCAGGTCCTCTGCGGCTTCTTTCAAGTCCGTGGCCAGCTTGAATGCCTCTGGGTAATCGCGCTTCAACAGCTGTTCATGCAATGCTTTTTCCAGCTGCTTTACTTTGATGATGTTTTCGCCGTAGTCGATCATGTGAGTACCAATTTAAGTATGTTGAAGATCATGAACAGGCTGATGCACATGAACACACCTAGCGCAATCCCCATGCTCATGCCACGCTTGTACGCCTTCTCAGTGTAGCGCAACCGTATCTCGTTCTTGCGGTGGAAGTCAGGAATCCACTGCATCACTTTCCCCTCACTGCGAGCATTTCATCTGCCATCGAATATGCGTACTTGGCGACGTTTTCGCGGTTTGTTGTTCCATGCAACATCGTTTGCATTGCTTTGGCTGCGAAGTGGTCGCGCAAGTCTTTGACAAGCAACTCCGCCAACTTTTCAACCTCTCCAAATTGCACCCAATTACCTGATTCTCGAAATTCCATGTATCCCGCTTCGTGCGGCGCGTATCGCGGGATGCTGTGAAGATGCTTTTTGATTCGTTCGTTCATTCTTCTTCCCTCGCTTGAATGTATTTGTCCATGATCTCTTCCTTGGCCTTGAACATCGGTAAAGCGCACTCATCGCACAACTCGATCACGCCATTGAATTGGTAGGTGAATCTAGGATGTGGGGTAGGAAAGCCTTTACCCCCAAGCTGATTTGTGCAATCAAACGATTCCGTGCTGCACTCTTTATTGCAGATGTCGCAGACTTTTGTGTATGTCACTCTTATCATTCTTCAACTCCGAAATGTTCAAACATATCGCTGGTAGCACACAATAACGCATTGTTGTGAGCCACTCGGAGACTGTCACCTTCATAATCTGAAAACATTCGTTGTCTATTAATTGAGATACATTCCCGAACAATAAACTCTGCAAACTTTTCAAGAAACTCACGATCTTCTTTTAAAGTATGTTCCCAATCATCGCCTGCTTTAATAGCAAGTTCTTTAATTCGTTCATTCATTTGTCAAACCAAGTATAATTGTTCACGGTACGATATTGTTTTTTATTACAGATAAGACAAAATCGTTGCTGACGTTCAGCACCTGCATATCCAATACATTTTTCAACACCAGACCATTTATCATAAAAATGAGCAAACGGTAAAATATGTAATACTCTCATCAATATATTCATTCTTTCCCCTTCGGCACATAGCCCAGCTTCTCCAGCAACGCGGGTTCGATCAGCATCTGATTCTGCTGCAACTGTGGCGGCTCGGCGTACAGGGCAAAGGTTCGCGTGTCAGACTTTTTGCCCATCGTCACCGTGTCGTACACCCCAAAGATAAAGCCTTGCAGTTCGGTCGGGTCGCAGTAGATCACCGGCAGCTTGGCTTCCTGCTGTGCTTTAAGTAATGGGTCCATTCTTTACCTTCTCCTTGTATTTAGTATTCATAATTCACCGTCTCCTCGTTGGTCTGCAAAAGTCGTGCGCCGTTCTTGTAGTGGAAGTTCCTTGCCATCTCGGTCTTCGGACTCATCGTGACGATGCGTTTGATAGGGGAACCTAGCATACGCGCCATCTCCAAGTACTCGCGGACCAGCTTGCTGCCGCACCCCGGTCTGTACGACCAAACGCTGTACAGGATCGCGTTGTCAAGGCATATCCAGCTTGGCGGCTCCATCAGTTCCTCCTCCGTGGTGGGGATTGTTTTGTGGAATGCGATGCACAGGATCGCCCCCAGCTGCTTGTCTTCGATCAACGCCCACACATCCCGCGTGTACCCCAGTCGGTCTTCGGGCTTGATGTTTGGGCGCACCGGGTCTTCCAGCAAGATAGGGTCAGGTTTTTGTAGTTGGACTAGCATTTGTTGTTCTCCTTGTTTTAAAAAACCATTTCCACTTGCGTTCCTTGGCTATGCGCACCAACATCTCTTTTACATAGTCCTCAACCGGTATTCCAAGCCTTTGAGCAAGAATGATTTCAGCAGGGGATAAAATTATTTTGCCGAACTTGTTTTTCCCACGAGCTTTACGCACGATCATGTGTTCTTCTCCACAATCAAGCGACTGCTTTTGATACCGGGATACCCGCCACCACCGGGAGGGCACTTCTCTGTTCCGGCCTCGCCATTGGTGGATGCCGATTGCCTCTCTGCTTCTGCGATGGCTAGGCGTAGGGATGCAATGGCTTGGTATCCATCGACAACAGCTTCATCAACATCAGCCAGTCGGTCTTGCAATGCGTTCAAAATTTTAAATTGTTCCAATGCGGAGCCTGAGAGAAGTTTTTGATACTCTTCAACATAAGCCCCAGCCCACGCTCGTCCGTATTCCTCAGAGTGCCTTCGCATTTGGATCAATCCTGAACGCAGTAGCTCTAACGCCTCAAGAGCCTGTTTCATTGCTTCGATGCTCATGCTTCCCCCTTGATGCCGTGGGCGGCGATAGGTTTGTACCACTCTGCATCAAATGCTTTCATGGCGGCGGCTGGTGAATCACCAAAACCGCACACACCAATTTGAATGTCCTCACCAAGAAGAGCACACCATTGGCTCCCATCACGAAACAGTTTTGGCTTGTAGAGAATGTGCGGATAGGTGTGCATGGCTGCTGCCTCTTGCCACGAGACTTGCACCATTTGCGCCGCATGGCAAATGGCGTTTGCCGCCATGTGTGAATCATTGATATTCATGCCTCCTCCTCGATGCCGTGGGCGGCTTCAATTGCTCGGGCAAATTTAATCAACTCCTTCCACCCTTCTGCTAATGGTTCTGCATCCATTGCGTTTGCTGCTTGGCGCATTTCCTCATCCGTCAACGGATCACGCTTTGGTGGGTGGGTGTAAAACGCAACGCCGCTATTCGTATCGCGGCTTTTAACCCAAGCATCCAATCTCAAGTCGTATTTGAAATACCCGTAAGGCTCTTGTTTCTTTGTTGTTTCGATGCTCATCCGTTGTTCTCCCTCAACTTCGCGTCGATCTTGTCAAACAGTGCGCGTGTGTAACCTTTGATCTGCCCTTCGTATGGCCCAACGATTTCTTTGATCTGATCATCGGTCAGCGACACCCATTCGCGCTTGGGTGGGTGGGTGTAGAGAGGCTTGTCATGCAATCTTGTTTTAACCCAACTGAAAGCAAATTCTGGCAACTGTTCAAATTCAACATCTTGAACCCACGCAACCGGCTCTTGTTTCTCTGTCTTTGCGGCCTCAATGGCTTGGCGCAGGACAGTTATGCAATTGTCGTACCATTCGGTTCCCTCTGGGTGTTTGATCTTCTCCCGCGTGGTCACGAATACGCGGCTACTTTCCAGCGCATCCAACACCTGCTTCATGGCTTCGATGCTCATGCTTCCCCCGCGTTATTAAATACCTCTCGAAAGATTTCTTTCTGACGCTCAATGGCAGCATCTCGAGCATACCGAGCAGCGCAAGCAGCCGCCTCCGCAGCCTCCATAGCATCCCCAGCAGCCGCCCAAGCAGCCGCCCTTGCAGCATCCCAAGTAGACGCATCCCCAGCAACCGCAGCCCTTGCAGCAGCCATTGCAGCAGCCGCAGCAGCATCCAACTCCTCATCCGTTGCTTCACCACGCGCATGTCGCTCTGCCACATCCAGTGCGTCAATACTGCGCTGGTCTTTCATCAAATGCTGTACCTCACGAGCGCACCGAACAGCGAACAGACGTAAATTTCTCGGGCAGACCTCTGCTGCATTGATAGCTGCATTAAGACCTTCTGTTTCCAGCGCATCCAGCGCCAACTTCATTGAATGGGCGTCCTCTGTGCTCATTCGTTCTTTTATTGCTGCAACCGCACTGCGCAGATTCTTTGCTATGTCTTTATTACTAGACATAGCGCCCATTTCAATTAGATCAATAATCGCTTCCAATCCTTCTAGGTTCATGTGTTCTTCTCCCGCAGCTTGGCTTCAAGAGCGCGTTCATATTTCCCTAGCGATAAAGGGTAACCATCATCACTATGGCAATCGCAATAAATCTGATCGATTTCCTCCTCTGTCAGCCCAACCCATTCTCGTCTCGCGCTCCACGCCGCGTCCCAGACCTCTTTCGACCAGCCCCTGTCCTCTTCATAAGCAACCCCGCCGATGAAGTCTGCGAAGGCTTCGTCTCGCCGTTTGTTCTCATCATTCGGTATCCATTGCATGATCTGTCTCTTTCTCCATCCGTTAGCTGGCATTTTGTTGCCACTTGCCGTCCTCACCGCGCCGCCCATCAATCGGCCAGTATTGCTTGCAGTCCTCCGGTCCAAACTGCGTCCAGCTTTGATATGGCGTATGCACTGTTGCGGTGTGGCGGTAGCACGTATCTTTCTTGTCGCACCCATTGCCGGGGCACATCGTGATGTCAGGCATCTTTCTTCTCCAAAGTATCAACCCAGTCTTGCACGTTACCAATCACTTGCAGTTCTGACGGATGCCACCACGCAACTTTAAGACCTGTGCTATCACCAGAAAATGCAAGTGCTGCGTCTTTCCTTTCGGTTAGTTCAGTCACTACTCCAACAGTTCCACACTCAAGACGAACGATGTCCAGCATCCTCAGTTCAAACCCTTTGTTCGCCCTCTCCCATATGCGCCTCTTTTTCAGTCTCTCTGTGGTTAGGCGCATCGCGCCTTCAAAGAATGCATCAATGTCATAGTGCATTTTTACAGGCTCATTCACTTTTTCCTCCTCGCGCTTCCATCTCCCGAATGTCCATCGCAGCATCAGCCACGCCGTGCCAGTCACGCTGCTTCACCTTGAGCATCAGGTACGCAATCATCACTTCAGTTTCTGATACTTGTCTCATATCGTTTCCACCCCCGCCTCCAACACCTGTGGATTCTGTGTAGATTTTATAAGTCATCCCAGTACCCTCGCAATCCAAACACACAAGCCAATCACCATCACACCAAACCCAAGCATCATCACTGCTGCGCAGGTGTCTTCCAGCCACACGCGCTTGTCGTTGATCGGATCGGCAAACATGATGAACACCGCAAACGACAGAACCACCATGAACAAGCCACCAAAGAAAATCATTTCTTCTCCTTTGCGTTTGCCAGCAACCGTGCCAGCTTCCCTTCAAAGTCATCCGAATGCGCCGGGTAAACCGCCGCCCTTTGGTCAATCGTCAGATCGTTGCCGTGGCGCAAGGCTTTGACCATCCACGGCGTCATGGCTGTGTATTGTTTTGGTGGATCATTTGGGGGGCAGATCGTGTATGTGTAAGGCAACTTAGCCATTGTTCTTCTCCCGTTTTTTAATTAGGGTTCCGCAAATTTGACAATGTTCATATGAACCTTCACTTTTTTCAGGCCAGTCGGTACGAATTAAATGCCCCGTTCTTTCACACAACCAGTCAACCCACGCAATCCACTTCATGCTTTCCTCTCCTTGTATGCGTGGTATCGAAACCTGTTGTCTTCCTTCACACATTCCTTACACCAGCTATTGAGCGTGTTGTACCGCGTCTTGTGATACTCGCTTGGTTGCTTTACGACTTTGCACATCGTGCATCGTGCGGGTTGATCTGCTGGTCTTTTTGTTCTCGTTGTTTGTGACATTCGCTGCTGCCTCCAGTTTGCGCACTACCAGTGTGTTGATACGCCACAGCACATTCTTCGCTCTGTTCTGTCCGTCGAACTGCAAGATCATGCCGTGACGACGAATCAATCCTTCCTTCGCCATCTTTTGCAGGTGCGCACCCGCTGTCTGCACCTTGATCCCCAGTATCTCTGCGATGTTGCGCGTGGTGATTTCTTTGTTCAGGTGACGCACTAACCGCATGGCTTCGATGACACGCTTAACTGACGATCTCATCTGCCTCCCCTTTTCATAAATTCCTCCACCGTCAAACCACGCCACATTTTTATTTTTGATGCAGGTTCAATAAGCCAGCCTCGGTATGGATGCCATCTGATCTTCATAATCCAGTAACCCTCCAATATATCCACAACGCACTCATACACACCGGGGCGCACTGGCTTCTGCCTTGGGCTGAACCATTCTGTCTTACCGTTCATTGGCTTCTCTCAATTCAGGATGTTGGCTGAGCAATTCATCAATCTCATAGCGCATATCTCGTATCTTTTTCTGCGCTTTAGCTGAAGCTTCTTGTCGTTCAAGGTTGAACTTGGCGCGCTCCACAAAGTGTTTCTTGACCTCACAGTCAGGATCATTGACCAACAGCAGGTCTACCGCACGTTGTAGCATTGCTACTTTGTTCTCAAGCTGCCACACCGTGCTTCCAATCTCGCCCACTCGTGCCACTATTTCTTTGTCCGTAATCATCTATACAACTCCCATGTCAATATCAAACAGGTCATATGGATCGCTTGATCCAAACCGATGACCACAAAGAACCAGTGCCGCTCGTTCTTCTTCCACAGCGCCGAACATGCGCGGCTTGAAAAAAAGTCTGTGATGAAGTGCAGCATCGCGGTCAGCACACAGAACTGGACCCCTTGATACAGGGACAGCCACACGGCGCAAACAGGGATGAACGCTAAAGAGTAGATCGCTACATGCTCAAACAAAATGCCAGTATTGCGGCTTTTGTTTAAGGCGACCCTGTCCGTCTGCAAGATGAAGTCGGCAATGAAGTGCGTCCATACCAGCGCAAGGATTTCAATCATTTGAACCCCGGCAAACAAGTGACCTCCACAACAGCTGGCACGGTCTGGTTGTTGATCTTGCGTTTGGCGTTGATGATGATCGGTCGCATGCCAGCCTTTTCGCATTCGCTTATGCCGGCAATGACCTCTGCCCTGGTCATGGCTTGGACCTTGTCCTCAACAGACAAGGAGGACGTGGCATCCTGAAGACCTGTGCATCCGCCAAAGAGTATTGCAAGCAAACAAAGCGCGGTCTTCATTTGGCCACCTGTATGAGAGTCTCACCAATCTTGCTGCGCTCACGATTGAACACGACGGTGACGTCTGTATGACTGGCTTTGGTTGGTGTGAAGTGGCCATCTAAGATAAAGATGTTGCGCTCACGCAGATACTTGATACATGCTTTGCGCCGTTCGTCATATCTACGAGGATCTGTTGGCCGCCAGTTTGAGACGTCAATCAGCTCCGGCTGTAGTGCGTCATACACAAACAATGAATTGATCAGGTCAGCTAGTCGCATCATCACTCTCCTTTACAAATATGCCGTTTACCATCTTGCCTTTGCGGTAGCGTATTTCCTGCCATGCGAGATCAAGGCATTCTTCGACCGGCATGTCAACTTGGGCGGCGATGATGGTGAGCACCACCATGATGTCGCCGATTGAATCGACGATGCGTTCGATGTCATTTCGAGCCACGCCAGCAGCAAGCTCGCCGGATTCTTCGAGCAGCTTAACCACTTGCGCTTGCAGGGTGCTACCTTTGACCAGGTTTCGATCATTTGCCCATTCACGAATTTTTCCAAAATAATCGTAGTCCATTGTTGCTCCTCAAATTGGTGGGGTACTCGTTGTGTTAGCCCGGTCTTGCAAGGCAAGTTTGCAGACCTTGTCCGACTGCCGGGATGGCTAACCAACTTTCCCCCGTTGATCATTACGACAAAATTGTTAGTAAGCCGTAGCCGTTGCCGTAATCTTTATCGTAAGCGCCTCCGTTGTAGTAGCCGTTGACGTTGCCGTAGTAACCGTGTGTGCTGTAGTCGTCAGCATAGGCGTTACCGTAACCATAGCCGTAGCCGTAACCTACGCCGTAGCCAAAGCCGCTACCCTCGTTATCGCCGCTGCCAGCGCCGTCCTTCCAAACAAATCTGTAGCGGTCGCCTTGACCATCACCGCAGCCATTACCGTCACCAACTGGAAACATCAACACCTCCATTGATCCGTAGTAAGCCATAGCCATAGCCGTGACCTGGACCGTAGCCATAGCCGTGACCGTCTCCGTCTCCGCTGCCGTCTCCTTTGCCGTCTCCTTTACCGTCTTCGCAACCGTCTTTGTAGCCATAGTTGCCGTAGTCAACGTAAGTGCTGTAGCGGTCTTGGTAGAACCCCGGAAACATCACAGCCCCCAATCATCCTTGACCGGCACACAGAAAATCTCAGCGCGTTCGGGAATGTCTACATCGCTGATTGGCTTCAAAGTGACCTTTGGATTTTTGGGTTCTGCAAGTACGCCATCAAAGCCCACGGACTCCCACTTGAACACCCACAGCGCCCGACTGAGTTTGATGCGCCCGTTTTCACGAACAACATCGCCAGCGAAAATCCAACCGCGATCCACTACTACAACACATCTATTCATTCCATTCTCCGTATATAAAAAGGTGGGGTACTCGCTGCACTGCAACTACTTTGCCGGTACTGATCTCCGGCTTTGAGGCGATAGGCGTGTTGGTGACGACGCCTCGTTTTACCCTTTACCCTGATGGCTAACCATACTCATCTCGCCATCTACACCCGCGCCGTATCGCTACACCGGGTTTAGTCTCGCTCTCACGATTCGCGCATCAGTCTACGCAGCAGCATCCGCTTTCCCCCGTTGATCATCGCAGGTTGATGAAAGGCACAGCGCCACCTGCGCTTGTCGTGGGCAGCTTACCGTCCCACTTCTCGATTGCCTTCAACTGCACAAAGCTTGCACCACCTTGACTGTTGATCGCTTGCGCTTGGATGGCAATGGCTTCGGCTTCGCCTTTCGCTTTGGCAATCGCTTGCTGTGCCTCGACCTTGATCCGCTCCAAATCAGCATCGGCTTTGAGCTTGCTCTGCGTGGCAATCACCTTGGCCTCAATCGCCTTCTGATACTCGGCAGAGAACCCGAAGTTCACCAGACTGATGCTGGACACGCTGATGTCATACTGCGCCATCTTTGTTGCGGCCTCTACCCGGATACGCTCTGACACCTCGTCACGCTTGGTGATCAACTCCTCGCTGGTGTAGTGGGCGGTGACAGCTTTAAACGACTCGTTCAGGATTGGCAGCACCACTCGGTCGTTCAAATCAATACCAAACTCCTTGTAGATGTGCGCAGCCTTGTCACCCTGCAATCGGTAGTTCACCACGATGTTGGTATGCACCTGCTGCAAGTCCTTGGTTCCGGCTTGGCTGTTCTCAAGCGTGGTGGACACCATTCGCACATTGACGTTGCGAACATCTGACAACGGATTGATCAGATGCAGACCCTCTGGCAACGTGTTCTTACTGACCTCGCCGAATGTCACTTGCACCCCGACATTACCTGCTGGCACGACAGTGATGCACTCAAAGACTAACCAACCCAACGTGAGCAACGCACTGAACAAGCCGCCCTTTGTGAAGTTGTAATCTGTTTTGTCACCAAACAGGTTGTCGATAACAAACACCCCAGCAAATCCAACTGCCAAACATGCAATCAAACCAGCGATAAGACCAATCATTTTGCTTCTCCTTGTTTATTTCAACTCTAGCAATGCAATGCGCTCCGTTAGGATGGAGCCAAGGTCACGGCGATTCACCGCAACCATTTGCGCCTCCTTGCAGTCATACACAACTTGGGCAGCATCTTTGACGCCTTTGTTATAGCCGCTCTTGTAGACATCGCCGCCGTCCAACAGCATCAGCACGGCGTCGCGCACCAAGCTTGATGCCTTTCGTTCCTTGGCCAGCACCCGCAGTCGCTTGTGATACTCGACTGGCAGGTACACGGAATACGGAACTAAGTTTGTTCTTTCCATGCGTTGTACTCCTTGTTAATTGAATCCAGTCGAGCTCTGGCTTCTTGGTTGTCTTTCAACTCGGCGCGTGACTGTATGCCAAGGTATTCGCGCAACCATTCTGTAGCCTCTTTCTCAGTAGCGGTCAGGATTTGGTTGTCATCTTGCAGGTACTTCCAGAACTTGGGCTCACGGCAAATGATCCCTGCGATCTTGACGTACCGCTCTCCGTCAAACTCATCCTTGCGATCCATTGGCCGCTCGTGGCCATCAATCCGAACCATGACAACCTGGTACCGCGCCCCAACAAAATCCCGCAGAAGATCCATTGGGATTTCATCGGGGTGCATGCACAAGGTCAGCACATAGCCGGTCTTGTCTTGTTTAAGCGCAACCTTCAGCGCTTCAAATTGCATGGTCTTCATCAGAAAGGCACGTCCTCGTCCGGCTCTTCCTGCTTGGCCGGCTTGGACTCTTCCTTCTTGACGTACGGTTCAGAGGCGGAGATGGACAAACAGTCTTGGCCGTTGATGTCCTTCTCCCACCCAGCAATCGAGATCTTGATCAGGTCGTCATCAGACTTGCTCATCATGTCCTTCAAGAAGCTGCGACTCAGAACGAGGTCGCCCTTCTTGTCCGGATGGCTGGCTGAACTCTTGAACTTGTTCGGCCACAGGGTTCCGGTATTTGGTTTTGGTATGAATGCCATGCTTACTCCGCGAATTTATTTTTAGCTGCCGTGAACAGAGCCATCAGGTCTTTGAAGTAGTCAGCGTCCTGCGCCTTGACGGCGTCGAACAGCTGCTTGTTCTTCTTGAAGATCTGCATGACATCGTCTTCTTTCGTTGCCATCTCCAGTGCCATAGCACTAGCCGCGCCAACGGCGTTCAGCCATTCTTGCGGATCGCCCTCGGGCTTCAGAGATGCGACGATCTGCCAGTCTCCGGCCTTGCCTTCCACTTTGGCCGGCGGCTTGGGCTCAGATTTTGGTTCGACCTTTGGCTTGGGCTCAGGCTTCCCAGCATCAGATCCGGTGGTGGCATCGAGGGCGTCGTGCTCAACCAGCTCAAAGGCGGTACTCCACAGGTACCGACGAAGGTAACTCTGTACAGCGCCCAAATTCTGAACCTCGTGGCAGCCCTTCAAGGCAGCCGTAGACATCGGGGAAGTGAAGGTGATCTGGCCTTCAGCCTCGGTGTCTTGGATGACCAGATAGGCGTTGTCGTGGGTGTAGCTGACCATCCCGCACAGACCAACTTTGCCGCAAATCTCTTGAATGGCGGGCATGAAATCCGACAATTCAAAGTAGTCGTATCCTGCGAATTTGTTCTTGCCGGACTTGGAAAGCGGCATGGCCTGAAGCATTAGCCGTGCCTTTTGAAGCTTTGCATAAACCTGAATCATGCTGATTCCTTCTCTTGATAATCCCGCCACTGAGCGCAGCGGTGGTTGACCTGACAAAAGTTTGCGCAGCGGGTGCGCTCACCTGGACGTACTTCCATTTCGTAACCTTTGCCCGCTTTCTCTAGGGCATCAACAGCCTCCTGTTGCGTTTGATGTACAGACTTAGCGCGGACGCCGCCGGTCTTCTTGACAGCCCAAGTCGTGGGCTTTTCCCACATTTCCTCGGGGGTGCAAGGCGGCAAAGCTTGGTCAGTTTCGATGGCAAACTCACAGGCTGAATGCTTGGAGATGCGCTCCGAAACAAACCGCTCGCGCTCGTTAAACGGCCACAGCTTGATCGGCAATTCCTTGATGGGCGCCTCGGGGTAGCCTTCGCGGTTGCCGGCATCCCGCCGGTTCCAGTCGCGGATGATGGCCACAATTCCTATGTCGGTGACCGGCGTCAGCTTTACCTTCTCGACCAGCCAGGCGTAGATGTTGAGCTGCTGCTCCCACTCGATCTTCTCGTTCATTACAGCCCACGCCGAGGTGGTCTTGTAGTCGCGGATGGCAATCCCGTGCTCGCCCACGATTTGCAGGTCGATGGCGCCGCTGATATGCCAGCCATCGATCTCAGCATGAAGCCGCTCCTCGATCTTGTGGTTGGCGTCTTTGCCGTGCTCCAACACGCCGTGGACAGCCGAGCCAAAGATCGACCAGACCATCTCCGAGACATCCTGCTCCAGCTCGTCCGCGAACAGGCTGGTCAGCGCCACGATCTTCGGGCTGTTGATCAGCTGGGTCACAGACAGGTGCGCCTTGCCTTTGCTGTAGGTCGGGCGCTGCAAGACATTGACGAAGGTCTGCGGGATGTTGTACTTGTTGGTCAGCTTCACTCGCCTTGCTCCCGCTTGAGCTTCTCATACAGCATGGCTTCTGCCATGTCGTACGACCAGCGAGCCAGGTCATATTTGCTGATCTGGCCGTTCTGTTCGTGAGAGAGCATGCCGTTAGCAAGGGACAGGGCTGCGGCATCCAACCAAGTCACAGGCGCGTCTATCATTTTTCACTCCTAGCAGTTGATGAGAAGCCATCATGGCACAGATTAAATCTGCTGTCAACAGGTTGTACCCATCTATTGTCATGTGGTGCATTCTCAGTGTAACACTGTTACACTGACCCGATGAAAAGAAGTTGACTCGGGTCTGGTTTTTGTGTAGTCTGCCAGTGTCCGTGAAAAAGACGGGCCGCGTTGGAAGCGCGAGTAGACAAGAGAAAAGCCCCGACGCATGGGCTTCGGTTGTCGAGAGTTCTGCTTGTCTACTCCCTTCCACCGCAGCTCGAAGCCCAGCCGTCGGGGTTTTTTCATGGGTCGGACTCCGCCCGTTAGCAGTGCACCTGACTCGGTGGCTCGGAAGAAAAGACACCACGCCGCTACACCCCCGGCTGTGGTTCCAGCCTGTCAACGAGGGACTGGAGTAGTCAGGAGTACAAGGGTGGAATCAAGGCTCCTGATGAATGAATCGTTGCCGCCATGGGCGACTGGGCGCTCCCTGTAGTGGGGCTGCTGGGTCAGGTGTGGGCTACTTTCCACCCCTTGGCGACTGTTGGCAATAATGTCATGAGGTGACATACAGCGCATGTCATGTGTTGCATGTTACGGTAACAGGTGCTAGGATGCCGTTTTTAACCACGCTAGGAGAACAAAAATGAAAACCATCAAGCTGTCGTCCATCAGGACTGACGGAGAGACACAGGCGCGTATGGCGCTCGACCAGTCTGTTGTCGAGCAATACGCCGAGCATATGCGTGATGGTGATCAGTTCCCGCCCATCACGGTCTTTCATGACGGGTCAGACTACTGGTTGGCCGACGGATTCCACCGGTACTTTGCCACCAAGGGCAACGGGCAAGAAGACATCGAGGCCGATGTCAAGACCGGCACGCTGGAGGATGCGCAGCTGTTCGCCTATGGCGCCAACAGCCGGCGTGGATTGAGCCTGTCCTCAGAGGACAGTCGAAACATCATCCTGAAGATGCTCAAGCACGAGACTTGGGGCAAGTGGACTAACGCCGAGATCGCCCGTCATGTGGGCGTATCCAAGATGACGGTGGGGCGCGTGAAGCAGGCCTTGGCGCCGGCCGAGGGCGAGCCAACCAAGAAGACCTACACCAACAAGCACGGCAAAGAATCGCAGATCGAAACCAAAAACCTTGGTCGCAAGAAAGCAGAGCCCAGGCCTGAGCCGGAAGCTGAGGCTGAGCCGGAGGTTGATCCGGCCACCGAGCAGATGGACGAGCTAACCGACACGATCCTGTCTATGGCGGGCGAAATACAGGTGCTGAAGGATCGCATCGCCATCGGTCAATGGGATGCCTCAGACATTGAGAAGATCGACATCGAGGAAGTGGTGAAGGATTTGCGCGAACAGATTCGCGTTCTTGAGATCGACAACAAAGCGCTGCGCGAGAGCCGGGACATGTTCCAGACTCGCAACGCAGAGATGATTCGCACCATCAATTCACTGAAGGCAAAGCTGAAAAAGTACGAACAGAAGTAGGGCGCAAGCCCAGCCGACACCGGGCGGATCCCGGCATCTAAGGAGCAGGTATGGAACTGGTATTGCGCGAGCATCAGATGAAGGTCATTGATGACCTTCGGGAGGGATTCAAAAAAGGCCATCGGTCGCAACTGCTGTACGCGCCGACTGGATTTGGTAAGACAGAGGTGGCGATCTATCTCATGAAAGCCACATCTGAGAACCACAAGAGGGCGGCAATCGTACTCGACAGGCTGGTACTGGTAGATCAAACCAGCCTGCGCTTGTCCAAGTACGGCCTGGATCACGGCGTCTACCAATCAGGGCATTGGAAATACAACCCTGGCGCACGGCTGCAAGTTTGTTCGGCGCAGACGCTGGAGGCTAGGGAAGACTTTCCCAAGGTGGATTTGCTGATCGTGGACGAGTGCCACATCGCACGCAAACAAACCTCCGACTTCATCCGCAACAACCCCGATATCAGAGTTATAGGCTTGACCGCCACGCCTTTCACAAAAGGGCTGGGCGAGCTGTATCAGCGCGTCGTGTGCGGCTCAACCAATGGCTGGTTGGTGGATAACCGCTGGCTCACGCCGCTGCGGGTCTACATTGCAAAAGAGATCGATATGTCGGGCGCCAAAAAGGTGGCGGGCGAGTGGTCGCAGGATGTTGTGACTCAGCGCGGCATGCAGATTACCGGTGACATTGTCGAGGAGTGGATCAAAAAGACCCATGAGATATACGGCAGACCCCGCAAGACCATCGTGTTCTGCGCGGGCGTTGCTCATGGTGCTGATCTAGTCCAACAGTTTGCCGAGAAGGGTTACAACTTTGTCTCGATCAGCTACAAGGACAATGACGAGTTCAAAAAAGAAGCCATCGAAGACTTTGCCAAGCCGGACACACAAATACATGGCCTGATAGCAACGGACATCCTGACCCGTGGCTTCGATGTTTCCGATGTAATGATCGGCGTATCAGCCCGCCCGTTCAGCAAGTCGTTCTCCAGCCATGTCCAGCAGATGGGGCGCATCATGCGAGCCCATGAAGGCAAGGAATACGCCTTATGGCTTGACCACAGCGGCAATTATCTGCGTTTCCGCGATGACTGGGACGAGCTCTATACCGTAGGCGTTGAAGACCTGGACAACAAGCAGGAGAAGGCCAAGAAAGAGCCCTCAGAGAAGGACAAAAAGGAATCCAAGTGCCCCGCATGCGGGCACCTATGGCCGAAAGGGTCTGACTCATGCCCATCGTGCGGCTATGTCCGGCAAAAGCGCAGCGCCATCGAGGCTGTTGCCGGCGAGCTGCAAGAGCTGACCTCCGGCAGCAATGCAAAGCAAGTGGATCGGCAGCAGTTTTATTCTGAGCTTCTCTTCTGGGCAACCAGCAGAAACTACAACCCAAAGTGGGCGGCACACAAATACCGGGAGAAGTTTGGCATGTGGCCTCGAGGATTGATTGAGCACCCCGTAACCACCAGCGCTGTGACTGCCGGCTGGATCAAGAGCCGCAATATCGCGTGGGCAAAGGCTAAGCGCAAAGCATCCGGGGTGCTGCGATGACTTTTGAAGACTTCGCTCGGGCTCATGGGCTAATCATGCGCGGCTTGATTCCAAATCGCTGGGTTGCCACGCCCACAGAAGACCATCCGCACAAAAGAAACGGACGCTACAAATTCCTCGGGGATGTTGGTTGGGTGCAGAACTGGGCAACTATGGACGCCCCTAGCATGTGGAAGTCGGATGTCCGGGTGCCCAGCATCAACAACCAAAGGATGCGACAGGCGGCGGATCGTGACCGCATGGAGGCGCAGCAAAAGGCTGCAACAAAAGCCGGTTGGATCATGCACCAAACATACTTGGCGCCGCATCCCTACCTTGATCGCAAAGGCTTTAAGGATGAATCCGGCAATGTTTGGGATGACAACGGGAAGCAGCTGCTAGTTGTCCCTATGCGGATCGATGGGAGGCTGGTCGGGTGCCAGCTCATCAATGACCAAGGGGAAAAGAAGTTTCTCTATGGTCAGCGCAGCAAAGGGGCAACCTTTGTGATTGATGCAAAAGGTCTGCCGATTTTTTGCGAAGGATATGCTACTGGGCTGAGCATCCGCACCGTCATGAAAGCAATGAAGGTTCGCTATACGATTCATGTCTGCTTTAGTGCATCGAACATGCAACTCATAGCGAATGGCATCCAGGGCGGGATCGTCATCGCAGATAACGACCTCAGTCGCACCGGGGAAGAGGCCGCTCGGGCTACAGGTAAGCCATACTGGCTGTCCGACACAGTCGGGGAAGACTTTAATGACTTTCATGTTCGAGTCGGCCTCTTTAAAGCTAGTCAGTCTTTGAAGCAAGTGATGTTTGCCAGCGCTTAGTCATCAGGCGCAGGAACTTTGCTTCGATTTGACGCACTCGTTCCCTCGTAATGCCGCAGAGGCGTCCGGCTGCTATCAAAGTCGAACCCTCTGCTCGCTTGTTTAGCAGAATCCAATATCGGCGTTTATTTTCCGCCGATACCCGCTTGCCCCACAGATCATTGAATTCCTTTTGCGTTGGAAAATCAACCAACAGATAGGGGATGTCATCGCGTGTATTGCGCAGCGGCACCCTGCCGCCGCATTCTTTTAATTGCATGTCAGTTCCTTTTGTCTTTTGGCGGAACAATTCCGCCGGCATACACCGACGCAATAATTTCCCGTGCGATGTATTGAAATTTAGATTGATCCATGCCTGACAATAAAGCAACGCCAGCGGCATACCCTATAAGCGTTGGCACAACTTCGGATATCTCCTCGTTTGCCAATGCTTCGCCAAGTTTTTTATCTAATGGTGTCATGTCATGCTCCTTAGAATGGTGCAGCTTCCGGCTCGGGTTGTTTGGGCTTCTTGGTATCGATGATCTTCGTGCCTATCTTGTGGTTGTAGAACAGGGCAGCACAGTAAGCCTCGGCACCCATGCGTGTGGCAAAGGATCGATCAAAGCCTAGGCGCCTGGGTATTGCTTCGACGCGGTATCTCATTTCAGCCGCTCCGGTATCTCCACTTCTCTTCATCATTCACCCCCTTTTTCTTCATCGCCCACGACCATCCGCCCCTCGGTGATCTCCCAGTCGGTGTCGTCTGTCAGTTGTGTGTTCACAAAGTCCAGCGCTTTGCGCTCCGTGGCGAACCACAGCGTCTGCCCTGCGAATGACAATCTCCAGTTGTTCATCTCACTCGTCTCCAGTTTGTCGATCTCGTTGGCAATCGTATTAAGCAGCACGCCCGTAGCGGCTACCATCGCAGCAGCATCTGCGTTATTTACATGCCGCGCCACTTCACACAAATAATCGAAAGCTTCGTCAATAGTTTCGCGCTCACTAAAATGAGGGTTGCGAATTTGAATTACTAAGTCTTCGGGTTTCATTTCATGCCTCACTTATGCCTGTGACTTCCATTTCGCCATGCGCTGACACGATAGAGAATTCCTCCTGCATCTTCTCCTCTGCCTCGTCCGCGTTCTCCGCCTCCACCGTCACCATTTGCCAATAGGTGGCGGTTACCATGCCCGTGTAAGTTTTCATTTCATGCCTCTTCGTGAAGGTCATGGATGCAATAGTCAGACACGCCACAGTCGTATCCGTTTTTGTAAAAGTGCCAAACATCATCCTCGATCAATTCTTGCAGAGCATCGTCAGAAACGCCCTTGTCTCTGCCGTCGTAATAACCCCGCGCAAACCAGTAAGTAGTGTTCATGGATAACTCCTATAAGTCCAAGGAAAAAATAAGTAGGACAAACACATAAAAAATGCTGGCACCGAACAGCGCCAGCGCGAACAAAACAATCCGCTCCCTTATATCCATAAGGCTATCGCTGCATATTTGCAATCCTCGATCTGCTGAGGCGTTAAGCCATCCACCAATTCCTCGGCTAAATCTAAGTTGCGATTTGACTGCTCCGAAGTTGGCGCGGCTATTGCCAATAGCAGGGCGGCGGTTAGTGCTTCGACCTGGGTCATGTAATCACCTCACAAAAAAAGAAAAAGAAAAATCAGCCCCAACCAAAACAGAATTGCGAACCAAGCCAACGCAGAAGGGGCAGCCTCGCGTTTGCGCTCCGTCATTCGGCATTGCGCTCTGATTTAATTTCATCAATCCAATACCCCAACACCGACCAGTTGATGCCCTCCTCCGCATCATGGGCATCATCGGCAAATTCCAGTACTTTGCGACATTCGTCAGGCGTAAGGTCGGAGTCTTCGTCTCCGTCTCTGGCAATAACATCATCGACATGCCACCATATCGCGATCCAGTCGGGATCTACTGCGCGTAGTGCCGCATATAGCGCCTTT